ATATCAACCCCAAATGGTTATGACAGAATATATTATGAAATATACGACCAAGCATTAAGGGGAATGAACGAGTTCAAGATAACCGAAATGTTTTGGTATCGAGACCCAAGATATACCAAAGATTTGTACATGGTTAAAACGAATGATATTATACACTTTTTATTGAATAGAGAAGATTATTCTCAGGATTTAATTATTGATTTATCTCACATAAATTCGTATGATAGAGATAAGAAAATGATAGATGAATACATAGAAAATGGATATCAACCATGTTCTTCTTGGTTTGAAGGCATGGTGAGAAAATTGAAGTATGATAGAAGAAAGGTATCACAGGAAATTGAAGGTAGATTTCTTGGTTCAGGGGATAATGTTTTTGATGCTGAAATATTGAGGAACATAAGCAGAAATATGCTAAGGGAACCATCGGCAAAACTTATGGGCAATGCACTATGGGTATTTAAGGAACCAGAAAATGGTCATAGATATGTGTTGGGATGTTTAACACCGCATGAAAAAGTCATGACTGATAATGGTTTAAAAAATATTATCGATGTCACACTAAACGATAAACTAATAAATGAAAATGGCGATATTGTTAACATCATTAATAAACAAATTTATAACGTTGAAAATGAAGATACCTTTGAAATAAAAGTAGATAATACATATCGCACTACAACATTCACCAAGGAACATCCAATTCTCATTAGTAAACCAATATTAAAAAGAAATTATCAAAAAAATAATGAAAGATATTGGGATTTTGATTTTAAATACACAAAAGTCAGCGAAATAACTGTTGGAGATTGGATAAAAGTTCCAAACATATATAAGAAAAAAATTGAAATTGATTTTGACGAAAAATGGATGAATACAGATGTTAGAAAAGATTTTAAAATTGATTCACCATTATCGAATGTAAATTTTTGGTGGTTTATTGGTGTTTGGTTAGGAGATGGGTGGATACAAAACAATAATTTATCATATTCTATTCATGTTTGTTTTAACAAAAATGAAAAATATTATTTTGATAAAACATTAAAAATTATAAAAGAATTGTTTAATAGAGACGCTGTAGTAGTTGAAAAAGATAGTACATATGAAATATTTTTCAATTCAAAAGAGTTACATTGTTTCATATTAGATAATTTTGGCCAATATTCACATGGTAAAAAAATACCAGAATGGGTAAAATATTTAGGAGAAGAATATAAATTAAATTTGATTAAAGGATACTTTGATAGTGATGGTTGTTGGGTTAAAACAAATAAACGTAACCAAAATAATTCTAAAATATCATTTGTAAGTATTAATTTAGAATTATTAGAAAGTTTTCAAGATATTTTATTTTCCTTGGGCATCATTTCATCTTTAAATAAATTAAGAGATGAAAAAACACAAATAATTTGTGGAAAATTATCTAATTGTAAAAAGTGTTATACTTTAAATTTATCGCATTATGATAGTTTATTTCTTATAAAATTATTAAATGATAAAGAAGATATAAAATTAAATAAATTTGATTTAAATGATTTCGAAGTAAAAAATAAAAGAATAATATCTTCTTGTCATTTAAGTAAAGATGAAAATTGGATTTATTTTAAAGTCAAATCGATAAAAAAATCAAGATATACTGGAAAAGTTTACAATTTTGAATGTGATACCAACACATTTATGTGTCATCATATTACAACGCATAATTGTGATGTCTCAAGAGGTGATAGTGAAGATTTTTCTTGCATTGAAATTATTGATTTCGACACCCAAGAGCAAGTATTTGAATATGTTGGGAAAGTCCCACCTGATGTTCTGGCAGAAATTGCATTCAAATGGGGTATGATGTATAAAGCCTTTATTGTTGTAGATTTAACGGGTGGTATGGGTGTTGCAACTTCGAGAAAACTTCAAGAGATGGGCTACACGAACATATATTATGATAACATTGACCCCACACATAAATGGAAATATGATCCCAAGTCAAGCGACAAAATACCCGGATTGAACTTTAATAACAAAAGGGTCCAGATTATATCTTCATTTGAAGTGGCATTGAGACATAATTTCAAAGTATATTCAAGTAGATTATACAATGAAATGAATACATTTATATACATAAACGGAAGGCCAGACCACCAAAAAGGACATCACGATGATTGCATTATGGCAATTTCCATGGCTTTATTTGTTGCGGAAAAATCGTTTCAATCGCTTGAAAAGGTCACAAATCATACAAAAGCTATGGTTAATTCTTGGCAAGCACATTCAAATGAATTTACTGAAAGGGCTGATTATTTTAATCCGGTAATTCCAAAATATGATGCCAGACAAACAAAAGTGTTTCAGAATAACCCTACTATGAACGAATACATGAAGTATTCTTGGTTATTCGGTAAGCGTTAAATATTTATTAAAGAAAACATTTTAATGGAAAAAGAAAATTTGACGATTTGGCAAAGGCTGTCCAGAAATTTTGGGCCACATGGCTTGCTGAATCAAGAATATCCAACATACGAATTCGATAAAAAAGAACTGCTACGCACTCAAAACAAGCAAGAATACGAACGTGAAAAATTGCAAGCACAGCAGTCTAGATATTTGTCAAATCAATGGACCAAAATTGAAAATAACATGTACACCCAAGCGGTGTATTATGAACCCACAAGATTGGCAAGCGTTTACGATTTCGAATCAATGGAATTCACCCCAGAGATTTCAACTGCCTTGGATATCTATGCAGAAGAATCAACCACAACGGATGAAAATGGCGAAATCCTGCAAATTTATTCCGAATCACCGAGAATACGTTCCATATTAAAAGAACTCTTTGTTAATGTTCTGGATATAAACACCAATTTGCCGATGTGGACGAGGAACACGGCAAAGTATGGTGATAACTTTGTTTATTTAAAATTGGACCCTGAAAGGGGAATTGTTGGTTGCCAACAGTTACCAAACATAGAAATACAAAGATTGGAACCCGGTTCGTCAAATGTGAATTCACCATATATCGAGCAAAGCGAACCAGCAAAAAGTTTGATTTTTAAATGGACCGTTAAAAATATGGAGTTCCAATCTTGGGAAATTGCACATTTTAGGTTGATGGGTGATGATAGAAAACTACCTTACGGAACGTCGATGTTGGAAAAAGCCAGAAGAACATGGCGACAACTTTTATTGGCCGAGGATGCAATGCTTATTTATAGGATTTCAAGAGCACCAGAAAGAAGGGTTTTCAAAGTATTTGTCGGCAACATGGACGACAATGATGTTGAACCATATGTTAACAGGGTTGCAAACAAATTTAAACGGGAACAAATTGCGGATTCCAAAACAGGAAATGTCGATTTGAGGTACAATCAAATGGCCGTTGACCAAGATTATTTTATTCCAGTTAGAGATCCCGCATCCCCCAGCCCAATAGAAACGCTTCCGGGAGCTTGCATATCTTTGGATACCAAAATACCTTTATTGGATGGTCGCGTTTTACCTCTCTCCCAAATAATAGAAGAATGGGATGGTGGAAACAGGAATCTATGGGTATATTCATGTAATCCCGAAAACGGTGATTTGGCTCCGGGTATGATAACTTGGGCAGGTGTTACAAGGAAAAACGCGGATGTGTTGAAGATTACACTCGATAATGGAAAAGAAGTAATTGCAACACCAGATCATAAATTTGTCCATAGGGAAAAAGGTTTTGTTGAAGCCCAAGATTTAACTGTTGGAGATTCATTAATGCCATTCTACACACAAGAAAAACCAATAAACATAAAAAAATCTACATATCAACAAGTGTGGAATACCAAAACACAAAAATGGGAATTTACGCACAGAATGGTTGCAAATTACATGAAGTCTTTAGGTTGTCATAAAGAATTTACCTACAAAGAAGAATATATTTCAGAAGCAAAAAACACAATTCACCATTACGACATTAACAGGTACAACAATACACCTAATAATCTTTACTTTATGAATGCCATTGACCATCACCGATACCATGCAGAAAATTTAAATCCAGAATTTGCATCAATGGGTGGTAAAGCATTAAAAAATAAATTAGACACCGATTCAGAATTTAAAAAAGCTTGGATTGAGGAAAGAATCTTATTTAGCAAAAGAATGTGGGAACAAAGAACAGATGAAGAAAGAAAATTAATTTCTCAAAAACAATCCGATGGAATTAAAAATTTTATAGACAATTTAAGTGAAGAAGAGAAAAGGCAAAGATTTTCTAAAAACATTCATTCACTTGATGCTCAGAGAAAAGCTTCGGAAAAAATGAAGGAGTGGAGTTCAAATCCCGAAAATTTAAAGAAAAGGGGAGAATCTATTAGTAGGGTTAAAAAATTGCCAGATAATAGAAATAAAATTTCACATATTTCTAAGAAAAATTGGGAGTCTGAAGAATATAGAGATAAAGTATTCTCAAAAAATCAAAAAATAATTTTTAATGAATTTATATTCAACAAATTTTTGAGTGTTTATAGTAAAACACAAATGGCTTCCGAAATTTTAATTCAACTTAATAATGATTCAGAATTTATTGCCGAATTTTTTAACATAAATTCTAATATTCGAAGTAGATTAACTAACTTAAAAACATTTACTCACAATCATTTGGATAAAATGTTAAAATCGAGAGGGTATAAAAATTTTAAACAATGGAAATTGAGTCAATTATATAACCATAAGATAGTAAAAATTGAAATACTCGAAAATAAAATTGACACTGGAACAATAACGGTAGATGGGAATGAATTGTATCACAACTATCACACTTTTGCGATTGAATCTGGAATTTTCATCAAGAATTCAAATTTGGGAGAGATAGCGGATATAGAATATATCCAAAGAAAACTTGTCACCGCATTAAGAATTCCAAAAGCATTTTTGGGTTTTGAAGAAGCCGTTGCTGATGGTAAAACTCTTGCATTACAAGATATTCGTTTTGCAAGAACCATAAACCGCATCCAAAAAAGCATGCTTCAAGAACTTAATAAAATTGCAATTATACACTTATTCTTGATGGGTTTTGAAGATGAATTGACTAATTTTACCCTAACATTAAACAACCCATCAACGCAATCTGATTTGTTGAAGATTGATATATGGAAAGAAAAAATACAATTGTATAAAGAAGCTGTCGCTGACCCCGGTTCTGGTATTCAGCCTGTTTCAGCTACGTGGGCCAAAAAGCACATTTTCAATTTCAGTGATGAGGAAATTAGGGTTGATTTGCAACAACAAAGAATTGAAAGGGCTGTTGGTGAGGAATTAAAGGCCACACCTCTTGTAATAAAGAAAACGGGTATTTTCGAGAAATTGGATTCTCTATATGGTGGTTTATCTGGTGAAACACCAACCCAACAAACTGGTGTAGCACCTATGGGAGAAATGCCCCCACCTATGGGCGGGGAGACTTTTACGCCACCGCCAATGGAACCATTGGCTGGTGAAGCACCCGCAGGAGAGGCTCTCGCTGGAGAAGCACCCCCACCAGAACAGGCAGCACAAATGGAGAATTTGAAGAAAAACTTAAACTTATTGGTTGAAAGCAATATGATTAAGGGAAGCCAATACGTGGATTTAAGTCAAGGACAGATATTGTTGAAGAATATTGAGAATGAATTAAATAAAATATTGGACAAGTAAATATTTATATAAAAAAAAGCCATGGTATTTGGAGAAATAAAAACGATTATCGAATCCAACTTTATCGAAAGATATGGAAACAAATATGAGTTTAAAGAAAGCATTAAATTGTTTAAGGAGAACTTTTTAACAAATAAGGATTTATCGAGGATGTATCTATTATATTCAGATTTATCCACACCCAAAGGGTTGCCAGAAAGTGAGGCCAAAGAATATCTTGAGGAAGGCATTAAAAGGTTAAAATCATTAAGGGGAAAAGTTGATTTACCAAAAAATGGCGCAGGTCAAAATAACTATGTGGATATTGACAACTTGGTATATGATAATAAGATTAGCATAGAAGAAACTATAAGCAGCAGGAAAAACATTATTAGTGTATTGATGCAAAAACCTCAGATACATGAGTCAAAGTTTAATCTACCATTGTCAAGTACTGTAAAAATTGCAAATCAACAAATAAAAGAATATCTTAATGGGTTGGACGAATCTGTCAGAACCGAACTAACTGAAATGCTAAACAAAGATGAAAATCTGTTGAGGGAAGAATTTGAGGTAATAAAGACTGAAACCATTAACAAGATAAACAAATTAATGGAAGAGCACACCGAAGATGAAGTCATTGAAAAATTGAAAATGACCTCAAAAAAGATATCGAATGATGAATTTAACAGATTAAATTATTATAAATTAAAAAACTTCAAAGATTCGTTGTGAATATAACAATTCATTTGTAAAAAAATATTATTTTTGCCACAAATAGTTTTAAATAAATGAAGAGAGGCAAAAATGTTAAATTGAATGTGAGTCCATTTGTAAAATCACTATATGGCACTGTTGACCATAGTGATTTCAAATCGTTTTTTATTAATATCAGAACATGGGTATTACCGAAATCTGATTCCGAAAATTGGAAAAGTGTTGTCGGTCATTTATCAAAGAATATAAAAAATTCTGTAAGTTCCAAGATAAATAAATCAGTTCTTTATGAAAACTTTATTCTGGATGTTGATTTAAGGGCAAGTGGATTGGATAGAAATAAACGTTCTTTTATGAGCATCGAGATTACACTTTATCCAAAAGTAAAAGAAAGTTTCAAATCCCCTTTAATAAAATCGTTATCTGAATCCATAGTTCAGGATATTATTAAGGATTGTTTTTTAAATGATGCCAACTTCGATTTCTTTGTGAGCAAGAAAAATTGAAAAACAAACAAACAACCATATATTTATGAATAAAAAAAGATGTTCAAAAATAATGGTTTAAGAATATTGGAGGCACACGAGGTTGGCACTGGCATTTTGGTTGAAATGGATGCCGGATGGATAAACCCAAAAGATGCCTTAAACGAATCCATATTAAAGGAAAATAAACAAATAGATTATAGAAATCCATTTGAATTTTATGCCGTTCTCCAGAAATATGATACCGAAAATAAAAATGGAAGATGGTATCCAGAAAAAATCTTAAAAAGAGAGTCGGAAAAATACAAAAAATTAATTGAAAGGGGCTTATCTACTTCAGAATTAAACCACCCAGAATCTTCATTAATAGATTTAGATAGGGTTTCCCACAAAATAAATGAGGTATGGTGGGATGGTAATGTTTTGATGGGAAAAGTTCTTTTCCTCACATCACCCGGATTTCATGAAAGGGGCATTGTTAGCACAAAGGGAGACCAAGCAGCAAATTTGGTTAGACAGGGTGTTACATTGGGTATTTCATCACGGGGTGTCGGAACTCTCAAAAAAGTAGGTGAGAAAAATGAGGTTCAAGATGATTTTGAATTAATATGTTTTGATTTGGTACATTCACCATCCACTCCGGGTGCATATCTCTTTAACAGAAAAGAAGACAGGCACTTGTATGATGAAAACATAGAAACGCAGAAAGAAGAAAAATATGTGAATAGCCGTCAGCACAACAAGTCGATAGATTTGATGAAAAATTTATCAAAATATTTGGGTAAATAATTTTGCCTTTCAATTTCTAATATTACCTTTGTTGCGAACAAAAAAACTTTAACAATGGATACAGAAAGATTTTTCTTAGTTAAAACGGTAATGTATGTCCCCAATGAGGAAACTGGAAAACTCAAAAAAATTACAGAGAATTTTTTGGTTTGGGGGTGGTCATGTACAGATGTTGAAGCCAAGATGGTACAAAGAAACAAAAATTTGACACTTGATTGGAAAATCATTTCTACAGTGGAATCAAAAATTTTGGAAGTGATTAATTAAAATTGCCAAACAAAGTTTCAAAAATGCCCAATCGTTTTTCGGTTGGGCATTTTTATTTTGTTAAACTTTTCCTATATTGGGGATAATTTTTGGCAACCCAATTAACGACATTTTCCAAATTGTCATTCTCATATAACAACCTACCATTTTTGCCGTAAATTCCCCAACGCGCATTTTTACCATTTAAAATGGGTATGATATTTTTTGCCGTTGAACCTTTAAAAATAACTTGATATTGCTCATCACCAAGATGCCAAACTCTTATCCCTGAAGCATTGAATATCACAGCATCAGCACCATATGGATAGGATTCTTCTGAATATCTATATTTTCTAAAATCTGACAACAAAAAAGCAAAGTTATAACCTCCATATTGTTTGTCATAATCAGTAAAATGTGTTGTGAGACCCAGTTTGGTTAAATCGTAAGTTCCATATTTAAATCCCTCTCTCGTTATTGATTCTGCATTATCTGTAAAGTGAATTAGCCATTGATTTTTGATTATTTTAGCCGCAACAAAAAAAAACCAAGATGGATATTCTTCATCTGGAATTGGCAATTTCCAATTACTCATTTTTTCATAAAGATATTCTGCAAATGCTTTATAAATTTGAGGTTGATTATCTTCAAGCCAAGTAATCAATTCAAGACTATCATCGAACATATCGATTTCTTTATGTGGCTCACCAAAATAAATGCTGGGTTTCATTTCTTTTGGTCTTTTAAAATCAACATTTTCTTCATCTAAAAAATCATCAAAAAGATAGTGATATTCATGTGGCAAAGACTCCTTTTTACTTTCTATTGAAGCTGAAAGATAGTGATAAAGGTCTATTTCATCTCTTATCAAATATTCATTCAATATTTTATGTTCATTTAAATATTTTTTGATGATTTTTTTAAGATTCATAACAAATATTTTTAAAAATAAATAGCGAAAATATCTTTTTAAACCCTTTTTATTCAGTTTTTTGTGCGAAAAATGTTTTTTTTCACAAATCACTATATTTATCTGTAAAATTAAAACTAATGAGTAAAGAGAATCTTGTGGAAAAGGCAATGCTTGAGATGCAAAAAATCGAAGAGCTTATTGCTGAAAATGCAAAAGGAATACTTTCTTCTACAATGAAGGATGAAATCAACGCATTGGTAAAAGAGTCTCTCATGTCCGAGCAAGTTGACGATGAAGATATAGAAACACCAGAAATGGATGAACCAGAAATGGAGGATTCTGAATTGGAAACAGATATGGATATGGAGCCTGATCTTGATATGGAGGATGAAATGGACATCGAAGATGAGATGGAAGATGAAACAGAAGATGTTTTGGATTTGACCGACATGGATGATGAATCATTGTTGACAGTATTCAAGGCAATGAGTGAAGATGATGGAATCATTGTATCAAAAGATGCAAGTGACATCCATCTAAAAGATGAAAATTCAGATGTGGAATATTTGATTAAATTGAAAGAATCTATAATTAAAGAAACCACAAAAAATAAAAGGCGTTTGGTTGAAAAAGAAATGGATGAACAAGATGATGATTATTATGATATAGATTCTGCTTATGAAGATAGGACATATCTTCCAGATGACGAAAATCCAGAATATATGGGAAATTTTGAGGATGAAGAAGATTTTGAAGATGAGAATGAAACAATGTATGAAATTGAAATGGATGAGGAAGATATGGACCCCAGATCAGAAGATGAGCAAAGCGGATATAACGCTATGTTTGGTGATGAAGGGGACGAAGATGAAGAAGGTGAAGAAGATTTTGAGATTGAAGATGATGATGATGAAACAATATATGAAATAGAAATGGACGAAGAAGAGGACGAAATGGATGAGTCCTATGATATGGATGAAGAAGAAGACGAAGATGACGAAGAAGAGGAGGACGAAATGGATGAGTCCTATGATATGGAAGAAGCCATGGATGAAATGGACATGGATGAAATGGATATGGATGAAGCAATAAACGAAATCTTGAAAAAAGGTTTAAGCGAATCCAAAATGAAACCAAAAGGTGTTGGCATGGGCAGACCTTCCAAGTTCAAATTCAAACCAAAACCAAATCAAGATAAAGGTTTTGATGAGAAAATGAAAGAAGGACCAAAAACCAAAGGCACCGGAAAGCCAAAATTTGAATACAAAGATGGCAAGAACACGGACGGAAAAATGAAAAAAGTTCACCCAAAAGGTGAAAAGAAAGAAACAAAAGAGGCCGCAAAGACCTACGGTTTTGGTTCAAAAGAAGGAAGGGGTTTGCGCAAAGGCATTACACCAAACAGAAACAAGGTTTACGAAGCCGAAATTCTTGACCTCAGAGAGAAAAACGAAGAATACCGCAAGGCATTGAACCTTTTCAGAGAAAAGATTAATGAGGTAGCCGTATTCAACTCAAACTTGGCTTATGCAACCAGACTGTTCACAGAACATTCAACAACCAAAAAAGAAAAAATAAACATTTTACGCAGGTTCGATGATGTTCAATCTTTAAAGGAAAGTAAAACGCTTTACAACTCCATAAAGAAAGAACTCAACGAAAGCGAAGGAAAGCAAATTACAGAATCAATAGCACCAAAAATTAATAACACGGCATCTACTGGTTCTGCGGTTAATCTTATCGAATCCACAACTTACGAGAACCCACAGTTCTTGAGGATGAAGGATTTGATGAACAAATTGACCAAAAAGTAAACAAAATTTTTAAAATAGAAAAAATGGGAGCATTACTCGAATCTGGACTCGTTGGTAACATCGGCCTAAAACATTTGAAGGTTATCAGGGAGGACACTATTAACAAATGGGATAAACTTGGTTTTCTTGAAGGCTTGGATGGCCACAAAAAAGAAAACATGGCGCAGCTCTATGAGAACCAAGCGTCTTTCTTAATCAATGAAGCAACTACCACGTCGGATACTGGTGCATTTGAAACTGTTGTATTCCCCATCGTGCGTAGAGTATTCTCGAAACTTTTGGCAAACGATATCGTATCCGTTCAGGCAATGAACTTGCCTATTGGTAAACTTTTCTTCTTTGTGCCTAACATTCAGGGATACGACGCAAATGGTCAACACTATAAGCCGTTTGGCGCACCCGATGGTCCAGCAACTCCTAACGCGGGTTATGATTATGATACCACTAAGAGCTTGTATGACCGTTTTTATGAAGGTAACGAACCCGGATTGGATCCTGCTGGTTTGTTCGATTATTCAAAAGGTCAATTCTCAGCAATCACTGCTACGGTAAGTACGGCTGTATGGTCAACTACCGATGCCGATTTGGTTGTATCTGGTTACGGTGCTGGCAACTATCGCAAGGTGTTGGTTATTATGTCTGGTTTCTCTAATAGCGGTGCTGGTAAACTTATTGGCCCTGATGGTCACCCAATCGATAATGAATCTTTCCTTTCAGATTTGACAATCACGCCAAAAACTACTGCTGGTGGCGCATTCTCTGGTCTTACTAACGCACCAGTCCTCTTCAGGGTTGTTACACAAAAGTATGGCAAAGGTATTGTCCAGTACGGCACAAGCACCACGCAAACATTCCCTAACGATAAAACTGGTGGCGGCACATTCGATAACATTTGCGACGCAAATGGCAAAATTTATCTTGAACTTGACTTGCAAGTGCCAGCAACCGTTTCCGATGGTTCAATCGATGGTTATACTGGATTTACGACCACGATTGATGGTACTGCCGCCACAGACTTCACTGCCACTTATCGCATCTACAAAGAACTCGAATTCGAAGATAGGCTCGGTGAAGTTTCTTTCGACCTTCAGTCCGTTACGGTATCTGTTACCGAAAGGAAACTCCGCGCACAATGGTCGCCCGAAATGGCACAAGACGTTGCGGCTTTCCAAAACATCGACGCCGAAGCAGAATTGACCGCATTGCTCTCCGAGCAAATCGCAGCCGAAATTGACCGCGAAATCTTGCGTGACTTGCGCAAAGGCGCAGCTTGGACTTTGCGTTGGGATTACAACGGCTGGAAGCGTTTGGGATCAAATGCAGTTCCCTATACTCAAAAGGACTGGAACCAAACCCTTATCACCGCTATCAACCAATTGTCCGCACAAATCCACAAATCCACACTTCGCGGTGGGGCAAACTGGATTGTCGTTTCTTCGGAAATTAGCGCAATCTTTGATGACCTCGAATACTTCCACGTATCAAACGCATCTCCAGAACAAGACCAGTATAACATGGGTATCGAAAGAGTAGGTACTCTCGCTGGTCGTTACCAAGTATATCGCGACCCATACTTCCCACCTAACACCTTGTTGCTGGGCCATAAGGGCACGAGCTTGCTTGACACGGGTTACATCTACGCACCGTATGTGCCATTGCAACTTACGCCTACAATGTATAACCCATTCAATTTCACACCTATTAAGGGGATAATGACAAGGTATGCTAAGAAGCTTGTGAACTCCCGCTTCTATGGCCGTGTTACTGTAGATGGTGTACGTACATTCGATTTGAGAGAACTTCGATAGTAAAATTATTGTTAATCGATTATTTATTTTTGGAGGGGAACATTTTGTTCCCCTCTTTTGTTTTAGAATAGTTGTATATTTGTAAAATTTTTTAGAGATGAAAAAAATAGAGTTTACGCCAGAGCAGGTAGCTGAAATCATAAGAATTTATAATGAGGGTATTGAAGGCACGAGGCCAATAGCGAAAAGGTTTAATGTAAGTTTCACCACTTTAAGAAAACTACTTAAAGAAAATAATGTAAAAATATATAATCACGGTCAAAGATTTAAAGGTGGTAAAGCCGAGGTTGACAAAAGATACCGTCAAAAAAATAAAGAAAAACTTAAACAAAATTATAAAAAATGGTCTGGAGAAAATCGAGAACGTTTAAAGGAATATCAAAAAAAATGGAGAGAGGAAAATAAAGAACATGTTAGAGAATATAGCAGAATCCAAAGCAAAAAACTTTTAGCAGAAAATCCAAAATACAGAATCTCACAAAGATATAGAAACTCCATTATTGCCTCCCTCAACGGAAAAAGGGTTTCATCTGTTTTTCAATGGATTGGTTATTCATTGGATGAATTAATGAATCATCTGGAAACATTATTTTCTGATGGCATGTGCTGGAATAATTATGGTGAGTGGCATATTGACCATATTATTCCAATATCAAAATTTAATTTTGTGAGCACTGATTGCGAGGGATTCAGGGAATGCTGGAATTTAACCAATTTGCAGCCCATGTGGGCAAAGGATAATTATTCCAAAAACAACAGAATAGTTGCGCATCAATATAAAGTTCGGAAAGAAAAAGAGAAAACGGAAAATAATAGTTTACCTTTTAATCGTTACCTATATTTATTTCCATTAAAAAAGACAAAAGTAGAAATCATAGATAGGGAAACTTGTGAAAAAATTGTGAATGAATACGAATGGCTTGGATATATGCCGAAAGAAACCAATTTGCATTTTGGTATATATTTTAAAGTTGATAATGATTATCATTTGGGTGGGGTAGTCGCATATGAACCCGAATTCGAGGATAATTTTAACTACTCGGATAAAATAATAAAACTAAGTAGAGGTGCATGTTTGTGGTGGACACCCAAAAATACTGCATCATATTTCATTACGAGAACTTTAGAATGGTTGGAAAAGAATACCAACTATAAGGTGGTAAATGCAACTGTTAATCCATCTGCTGGTGAAGTTGGAATAATATATCAAGCCTTAAATTGGCATTACATTGGTTCATTTGATGGAAATGGAATAATAAGGTACGCTTACAAAATAGGCAATAAGATATATGAGCAAAGGCATATCAATGATATGATTGGATGTACAGATAAGGAAAACGTTATGAAGCACTTTCCTGATGCACAAATGATTAATTTGGGTGGTGGGAATAGATATTTCAAATTTATCGGCGATAAGCGTGAAAATAGGGAAATGATGAAATCTATTAAGCATTTAATAAAACCCTATCCCCAAAAGTAAAATGGGGGCATTAAGCCCCCTTATCGTTTATTACCATTTCTATTTTATTTACATCAAAAGCATAACCTAAATAGTAAATTTATATATGAAAAATATCTATATTTCACATAATTTTACATGGAAATCTTTTCATATTTTGAGCTACCCAAGTGAAAGATTATTATATTCTGAACTACTCAAGTCACCAAAACGTTCAAGAAATTCGAGCGATTCGTAAAGAGCCTGTGCATAGTTTTCGATGTTTCCAGTTTTATCTGCTTTTGCTAATTCTATCGCACGATAAATGGCAACAATTCTATTCACAGGTCCATCGCCAGTACTTAAAATTTTATTCATAATACGATCAATTTCTCTCTCCTCAGATTCTTGTTCTTTAATTACTTCTTTAACAATTTTTTTCAACTGCGATAAATTAATTTTCTTATACATAATAAATATTTTGTCTATAAATATCACAAAAAAAATTTTATAATACCATCTCAAATTTTAAATTTCCACAATCCCAGATTATATCATACCCATTCTCCAGCATTATTTCTCTTTCCGTTTTATTTACATCAAAACCATTCTTAACGAGAATGCTTTTTCGGTAATTGAATCTGTTTTCCCTTTTTTTATATTTTAGCATATAATGATAGTTTGGTTTTGTATGTGCAACAAAATTAAAACCAACTTTTCCATAAAATGAATCTTCAGGACTTGGAGTCCAGTTTTTATCGCTATAAGTGATTATTTTATTTGGGTTGTTGGTTTTGATGAAGTATTTCAATAATTTTGAAAATCCCCCGACCACGTTTTTGCCGCAAAATCTATATAGTTCCCAGATGGATGGGTCTGAATTTTTGTTGCCCATATTGAGTCTTAGTTGACCAAATGTTGCAATGCTAACCAATTTTTTTTCATAAATTAATCCATAAGCAATTTTTGATTTGTCATTTCCTTGTAGGTGATGGGAATTCAAAAATTCCGATTTTTCTTTTTTAGAAACCTCTCTCACCTCACATTTTCTGGCGAATATTCTTGTTTCAGATAATCCAAATATGTGTCTAATTCTATTTTTGATAATTTCCTTTTTGGATTCCCACTCATCTGAAAATATGTGGATTAAGCGAATACCCTTTCTTGCGCACATTTTGCTTTTATCGAGATGAAAATATTTGCCCTTTCCTTGCTTTTCTGAGTGCCAGAATAAGCCATTATATTCAAAAGCAATATTATATTTCATTGAAAGGATATCAAGTTCAACACCATTTAAAAGTTTTTTATCACAAGGGATTACTTCGCTATCAAATGTTTGAATGAATTCAAAAAGTTCAATTTCACCTTTGCTCCTATATTGTGGGATTGTTTCTATAAAATTATCAGATGTAACTGGACTATTTGGATATAATGATTTGTATATTTCAAAATTAATGCTATGTTTTTTTAAGTGATTTTCCGTGATATATATCATTTTTTTATTGCAGATTTGGCAGGTAACATATGATTTTTCATCATTTTCGAACATCATTTCCTTTTCCTCAACAACAATATGTTTATCAAAAAGATATTTAAGATTTTCATTCTGATTAACAAATTCATATATGGTTCTATGTTTTTTTTCAACATGCTTTGTGATTGCTCCAGTTTTGTTGGTGATATCCGTTGTTGTCCATTCGCATTGTGGGCAATTGAACAATTCTTTTTCTTGCTTATCCTCAACGGAGAAATATTGCATATGCCAATAGTTTCCTGTTGTTTTCAAAAACATGGAACGTTTGAACTTGGTCGGAATTTCGATATGCGGTTGGCAGGAGGATAGATGAATCATTAATGCACCACTCTTGTTATGTGGATCATTGAATGATTTTTGGCAACAATTGCATGTCACATTTTTGTTATCCAAAAAGGTTAAATCGAAATCAATTATTTTGTGTTTCTGCTGACCACCTTTTTTTCTGATTTCCATGTTGTTGTTTGTTAATGTGGTTTTAATTTTCTTTTTGCCAACCTTATATTCGGAGCATAGTTGCAATATGGAATATCCATTTTCATATTTGGTTATTATATCATTTATGATGTTACCATCCATTATGTTTTAAAGTTTTGTGCAAACATAATCAAATAATGTGGATATTTATAAAAAAAAAATTGTTATAGTGAACTTAAAAAAAATCATTAAAGAAAAGCTTCGTGAAAGTGTGGGTAATAAAGTTTTTGAAGGTTTGATAACCGAAAAATTGGCAAATGTGGATGATGATGTTGATTTGCTTTATGATTTATATTTTAAAAAAGTAATTGATGAATTATCAAAAACCAAAATAATTAACCTAGAAATATATAATTTTTTAAAAAAAACAGAAACTTCAGACACATCAATCCTTAAATCAGAAGAATCTAAATTGGCCCATGAAATAAATCCCTGCAAAATATTAACAAATGTTGGATTGAATGGATATAACCCAATTGACAAAAAAATATATATTTCCATTAACGATAATGCCATCAATTATGCTATGGGATATAGAGGAGATTTGGAGTTGGCCAAAAATGAATTACCATATAAAAACCAACAAAATAGTTTTTCAAAAGAATTTACCGAAGAAAAAATAAAGGGCAGCATTCATCATGAACTTGCACATTGGCTTGATGACACCTTCAATAAAGAACATATTAAATATAAAATCACAAAAACACCAGAAATACTTAAGGATGTCTCTATTAATGCAACCAAACATGAAATTCATGGACAAATGCACAATATTAAGCAACTCCACAACAAATATAAAGAAATTTGGAATGATTTAACATTTAAAGATTTAATTGCTATGAGCCCATCTTTAAATAATATTTATCGCACATTGCCAAAAGATATAAAAACCCAGTGGCTAAAAGATTTGAAAAAAAGAATGCACAGGGAAAATTTGTTGGGGAAAAGAATGATTAATTAAAAAATATTATCGTGAACTTAAAAAAAATAATTAAGGAAAAGCTGCGTGAAAGTACGAGCAATAAAGTTTTTGAAGGTTTGATAACCGAAAAATTGGCAAATGTGGATGATGATGTTGATTTGCTTTATGATTTATATTTTAAAAAAGGAATTGATAAGATATCAAAATCCAAAATAATCGACCCACAAACGTATAAATTTTTTAAAAAAACAAGTATTTCCGATACATCAATCCTTAAAACAGAGGATTGTAAATTGGCACATGAGTTAAATCCTTGCAAAATATTAACAAATGTTGATTCGAATTCATATAATCCAATCGACAAAGAAATCCGAATTTCCATTCATGATCAAGCACTCGATTATGCTATGGAATATGATGGAAATTTGGAGTTGGCTCGAAACACGTTATTACCATATAGGAATCAAAGAAGTGCTTTTTTACAAGAATTTACCGAAGAAAAAATAAAAGGTAGCATTCATCACGAACTAGCTCATTGGCTTGATGACACATTCAACAAAGAACATCTTAAATATAAAATCACAAAAAAACCAGAAATATTCAAGAATTTTGATATTAATGCAACCAAACATGAAATTCATGGACAAATGCACAATATCAAGCAAATTTACAACAAATATAAAGAAATCTGGGATGGTTTAACATTTTATGATTTACTTACTATGAACCCATCTTTAAACACTACTTATCACCGATTGCCAAATGATATAAAAACCCAGTGGCTAAAAGATTTGAAAAAAAGAATGCACAGGGAAAATTTGTTGGGAAAAAGAATGATTAATTAAAAAATATTTATAAAAAAAATCAAATGATAACCAAGAGAGAACTCATTAATGAAGTAACATCCACGTATAGCGATGGTAGATTTTATTCTAAATTGACATTTGCGCCAATGAAGTGGGAAAAGAAAAATTTATCACCATTCGAAATTCCCGTTCAAGAATATTCAAATGCTGAACTTGCGCATGATGAAATGGATGGGGAGTTATCAGTTTCAAAAGAAAGGGCACAATCCATAGAAAAGAAAACGGAACAATTGTCAAATAAAATGAAAGAACTTAGGGAACAAGAATCTTTAACGAAAAAGGATATTGAAAATCTTGTTCGAGAAATTATAAATGAGGATTTAAGGGTGTGGTTTGGAACAAAGAAAAAACCAAAAGGTAGCACCCAACCAAAAGGTCCATGGGTTAATATATGTCGCAAAGATGAAAACGGTAAACACCCACCTTGCGGAAGAAAAAAAGCCGAGGATAAGGCTTATCCAAAATGCCGTGCGGCTGGTGTTGCATCAAAAATGAGCGATGCTCAGAAAAAGGCTGCTTGCCAACAAAAAAGGAGAGCGGAAAAAACGCATGACAAATCCGGAAAGGGAAATAAACCAAAAATGGTCAGCCACAAAAAGTGATTTTTTATGAAGCTTTTACATATTTTAGAATCTATGTCAAAAGAAATGAGAAGTGAAGTGAACAAAATTTTAATTTTTGAGAAATTTTTAAATGAAAATATTAATTTATCAAAATTAAAAAATTATCTATATGACTATTTTGATTTAAATAATTTAATAGAGCCAGCGACAATTCCGATTAAAAAAAATTATGTTAGATTATATCATCAAACAGATTTAGAACATTTTGAAAAAATTAAAAATGAAGGAAAGATTTCAATTGAGAAATCAAAAGGTAGCCTTTTTAATGAACCTGTTATTATTTGGGGGCAGATAGTAAAAAATACCAATGATAGTGGTTTTTATGGATCACCTAAAAAAAGGTTCACTATTGAATATCAAGTCCCAGAAAAAGAAGTTGATAAAGGAAATGGTGGGATTCGTAGAGATGTTACTTCTGATGAAATAATTGCTTATCACGACCCAAGATTATTTAATATTAAATCGATTCTTGATGATTATGATTATCTAAGCAACATAGTTGAAAATTTAAATTTTTTTATGAAATTTAAAAATGATGATGAAACTTCAGATGAACACGCTTATTATCTAATCGCCGATGCAGTAAAAAACATGAGAATTAATGAAATTTCAAGAACAATTAATCAACAAAAAGTAAATTAAACCGCTCATTCATAGGGTTCAACAAAATCATCATAATATCTTTGCAACTGCCTTTCAGTTTCAAAATATTTTATATTTTCTGGGGTATAGTTTACCATTTCCCTACCTTTAACTATCAAACCATCATAACCAAGTTTAAGCATTTCCTTGTCCATGCTGGTATTTTTCTCAAAAAAAGCTGGAGAATATTCATGACCATGTTCCTTACAAAATTTATCAATTAATTTTTGCGTGAACATTTCAGCATCATTTCTATATTGGAAAACTTTTGGGTTTTTGGGTTTTGCGTTGATAACAAAGTAAACTTTGCCATATTGTCTTGCCAATTCTTTATTCCCCAAAAAAGCGGTGTATAGACCTTTACCAAAACTACCATAGTTTTCATTCGCCCTTCCATATTCCTTCATTCCACGCAAAGTTACGTTATTCCTTTTCCATCTGGAATATCCATCTATGGCTTCATGGATATATTGCTTTAGTTCTTTGATTGAAATTACGTTTGTTTGCATAGCTATTAAAATAAAATATTTTCAAAAAAATTATCATCAGCATGTTTTATTGCTTCGTGAATAGCGATAAAATCTTCTTCCAGTTTTGAATCGAAGTAATTACAAATATTGTTATATAATTTTAGACTATCGATAAAACACCTTTTTGACGTTGAACCTTTACATATTGTAATCAACCTATGCTCAATCAAAATGTAAGCCCCGTAGGTTGACCAAACAATTGCCCTTTCACCATTATTGGGTGAATATATTAACTTCGATTGTGGGTCATTTATGGCCGAAATAACCACATTGTGGCATGTGTTGTCCCTGTTAGATGGTTCCCTTATATCTAAAACTTGTTCTTTCACAAAAGAAGGTACTTTGTTAAATAGAAAATCTTTAAAATAGTCGGTTAATTTTTCTTTCATATTAAGATTTTGTTTTCCATTTTCCACCCATAGATTTGTATCTTTTTGCTGCTGCTCCGTTACAGTATGCGCTTGGACAGACTTTATATCGTCTCTTTGCCCATGCCAGCGCGTTTTGCCATAATGCCGGATTAGTTGGAACGTTCTTCTTTTTTCCCTCATTGAGATTTGAATTTTCTTCTGTTTCATTCATTATAAAATCAAATACCTGATCCATATTTTCTTTGGCAACGGCGATATGGTCTTGAGCCCAATCATGCCCATCATCCAATATCATCTCAAGTTGTTCTCTTGGAAATTCCAATAACAATTCACATTGCCTTTTTAATTGCTCCAAATTGGAAAAGAACATATATCTGTCCTCCTTTTGCTCCATAAAAAGTTTAATCTTCTCCTTTATGGATTCTTTTATTGGTGGTTCAAAGAAACCACCTTTATCTAGTTCCGAGAATTTTTTTATTTTATCAAAATTTTTTTTCCCATAAAATTCTGTTTGTTTAGTTTTTTTCATATCATCTAATTTTTTCACTAACATGTGATTTTGCACTATATCAAAAACAATATCTGGTCGCCCACCCAAATCAAAAATCCAATCAGAAAATTTATCAACATATTCGGCAGAAAAATTTTCATGCCCCAATGCGTTGACTTCTCCAGTTTTTGGATTTGTTCCGACGGTGTCTCGTTTTCCTAAATCATGAAATAATGCAGCCAATATGATATCAATATCATTTGGATATTTATCTATCGCCCTCATGGTAACAACCATAGTATGTTTTAAAACGTTTCCTTCTGGATGTTTATCTTTTCTTTGTGGTACGTTTTTATTATCAAAAATTATATTTTTTAGCTCTTGGGGTGACAAACTAATCAAATATTTTAATTTATTGTATGGCGTCATTTTATTAGTTTTTTTGGTTTACAATTTGAAATGTTATTACTTTTTTATAAGTATCTTTTTGTCCGTTGATATTAACTTTAACATCAATATAGTATTGGTTTGGTATTTTATCTCTGGTATCGAACATAAAATAAAACCCATCAGGAGTTCTGTTTATTTGTGTATAATCTTGAACAATAACTTCGGTGTTTCCTTCTTTAACATACACTCTATAAAAAGGATTAATATTTTTAAGCACTTCATTTGTAGTATATGCTTTTTTAATAATAACCCCAATTTTTCTAATATCAGTGTTTATTATTTTTTCATTCTGTAAAATTCCGTAAATATCGAATCCGAAGTTAAAAGCATCTGATGTGTTTATACCTATTGTATATCTATTATTATATGACTCTAATATAAATTGATTTTCAGTATTTGGCAAAGATACATCATTTATTTTTATATTACTCCATATATCGGTAAATACACAAGGAATTGTATATGTATAAAATGTATTTGGTGTTGTTACCTTATAAACACCCTTAGTTACCGTACAGGCAGTTAAAGATGTGCATCCAGATACTATTGCGTCGTTGTTGTCATATATTGTTACAACTGGGTTCTCATCCAAATTTATAAAGTCACCATCACCATAAACATACAAATATAAATTATTTTCTCTATATGTTGTAAAGTTATGCCTATCGTCCAATATTAGGTCATTGTATGTTGTTTCAAGATATGGCTCATAAAAGGTTTGAGTGTGCCTAGTAAAAAATCCTACGCTATATGTTTCACCTAAGTTTGTTAAGTTTTCGACTTGAGGATAAAATGCAATTCCCCAGCCTGTTGTTCCAGTTGTTCCTCCGGTTAATATTGCGTTTATTTCGTTTGTCATATCAAAGTTAATATCCTCATCACCAAATTCAAAATGTTGAGTATCAACTATTGTTAACGCCGAAAAATTAACATTTGTTTCAGAAGATTGATTTTTATTATCGTATAAACCATTTGTTGTCCACCCACTTATCGTTGTGGCATTAAACCAATTTGATGGTCTATCCGAAAATGCTTTGTCCGTATTTAGGTTTGTCTCAAAATAATCATACCCAACACCCTCATCCCATTGTTGATTATTTGGTATCCTGAATAATATCAAATCAAAAGAGGATGCTCTTCTTCTTCCAGAGCTTGTTTTAGTGTTTAATAATTCCTTGTCAAAGGATGATGTGTTTTTTATTTTAAGGTAGTGTTTTATATCTGCGGTACATCCCGTCGATATTGTTTTATCTTCAAATTTTGATTTTAAATCATCAATGTTGATATCAAAAATAAATCTACTAAAACCATTACCAAAATATAATTCGGTTACAGGATTTCTACCAGTATTAGCCTCTGAATTATATAAAATGGTATTATTCCTACTAAAATATGAAAAGTGGGTGGACATTCGTTTTTGTAATAAATATTTAATTTATTCGAATATTCTTGTTTAGTATTTTATTGACAGCATTTGAAAACTCTTGAATTAACTTTTCAGTTGTCATACCATCTTCGGTAACAGGAACAGGTGGAAGTCCCGGATATGCGTGAGTGTGGCTTATTAAAAACCTTATTATCAAATTAATAAGCTCCAATAATTCCTCACCTCTGACCATAGAAGATGTTTTATTTTTTATTTCACCCTCAAACTTATCAGAATCAATGCCATAAATAGTATTTTCCAAATTTATACTCCCTTTTTGTGGTATGCTGGATTTATGTGATAACAAATAAATATCATCCGATCCTATCGCAGCATATGTTTTAGGCTGACTATTGAAAGTTTTTCTTCTTACTTCGCTTTTTTTAATTGAAATAGGTGATCCAATTTTATTAATCTCATATATTAAACCATAGCCACCATTGTTGGATGGAAATAATTTAATGCTGTTATATACCTTAATTAAATTAGCCCTCGCATTTATGTTTATATTTTCAGTAGAAGTCATTATATCATAAATCATGGGCGATGGCCTGAAGAAAATTGGAAATTTATCGTCACTGTCAAATAAAACCTCGCCTGTTGATAATTTATTTTTATTGTTGCAATCAAGTATGAAATTGTTTATAAATAAAATTGCGTTATTAAGTGTTAAATTATTGAAATCCAATTTCAACCTTATTTTTTTTATGTCCTCTAAATCACTCGAAACATTTATTACATTGCTCGCAACTTTTGAGTTTTGCTTTAATTCATATAAGTAAACCGAACCATGAAAAATATCTTGTGTGTTCTCAGGATTCGTTATATTCCACTCTATTAGATATTTTGTGTTTAATATATTTTCTTTTATGTCAAGTATAGTTTCTTTAGGTAAATCTTCAGTACTTCCGTTAAATAAAGAAAGTTGGACAAATGCCCTGTTTTTATTTGCAACCGGAAGTTTGTTTTTAGAAAAATTACCTTTTATTTTTCCAGACCTAATAATTACATCATTTTCTTTTATAACAACATCAGATGAACCCCTACCCATTAAAGCGTTATCTCCGGGTTCAGGAAAAACACCAAAAGTCTTAGATGGCTCTCTATGTGTACCATCAATATTTTTTATCGGGACGCCAGACTGATATCTTTTTCCTGTTCCAGTGTATTTTTGAGCTTGCACATAATAATCGAAAGGAGCAAGCATGGGAGATGTTAAATTCGGCTGTATATAATATTGATTATCAAATTTATATTCTTTATTAAAAAATATTACTTGAACAAGTTCATCTCTTTTGGGTATTGCTGTTATATAATATGGCAAAAGACATTGAAAAACAAAAGGGTCTCTGTCTCCCCACTTATCTTTTTCTTCGTTAAATGGTGGGTCGCTTATACTTCTTATTATTGAATCGTAATCATATGTGAGTATTCTTGCCCTTATTCGATTCAACATCATTGGGTCTTCGCTATCTAAAACTACCGCAGGTTCAAATATTTTATTATCTCGCTCCATTTGTTCTATTATCGTACTCTTTTAAAGTTGTATTATATATATTTTCTATATCATCTAGATATTGAGATAAACTCAAAATAGTGTTTTTAACAATTTCAAATTCTGTTGATGTTACGTCTAATATAAGCACCAAATCTTTGTTTGGTAATTCTTTTAGAATTTTCACATCTCCTTTTATTTTATCAAAATCTTGCCTTGTCATATTTTTTTAGCCCTTATTACGAACGGAACCGATGGGTCCAAAATCCCAACAACTTTTCCATTTTCAGATTCTTCTTTATCAGCACCGATTTGGGATGCTAAAGTAAATTGCAACATCAAATTAGGAGACCCATCTGGCAATGGTCCAGTTGGGATTCCCAATTTTTGCATTTCTTCAATTATGTTTATAGCGGATCTCTCAGGCGAAAATCCCGGCAGATATTGCGTGAGTGGCAATAAAACAGATGGTATAGGGTCTGTTGCGCCACTATTAAGTGATATTGTGTTTACTAAATTTAAGATATGTTGTAAATCATCAATCAAAGACTTACACTTTCGATAATCAAAAATTAAATTAGCAATAGCTATCAATATATTAGATAGCTTCAATATTATTTGATATTTTTTATTCGTTTTGTTTTTAAAAACTTCACTAACTATCGGCCTTATAAGATTTATAATGTCTTTTTTGAGTATATCGTATAAAGTCCTAAGATATAACGCACCTATTTTTGATACTATTTCTATAGAAAACTTTTTGAACTTAAAAACAAAATCCATAGAATCATTAACAAAATTATTTACTTGTCCGTTAATATCGTTGAAATTTTTAACAACTTGATTTGAGTCATTTAAAATTGATTCGGCATTTTCGCTCGCCGTGATTTCCACATTTTTTAAAATGGCAAATACGGGCAGCAGCACTTTAGGAGACAATACCATAGATGATACCGTTAATGGTATTTTTTTTATTGTTTTGGTATCAAAACTTAATTTCAAGGCTAAAGTATCGGGGAAAATTCCCTCCCAATTTTGATTATATGATATGCTATTAATTATGTCATCTATTTTATTTATTTGTTCTTCAACTGTGGCATTATCAATATTGTCTTTATATGATAATATAGTATTGACTATATTAGCTGCGTCAATAGGTAATTTAACGTTTTCACAATCTTCAAGTTCTATTATACTGTTTTGTATGTTTGATATAGCATCATCTATTGTGCGTAAATCGATTTCTGTTAACTCAAACAAACTATCATCAAAATCATCTAATTCCGATATTTTAGAAGTTCCGCTCACATCAACTTCTTCTCTATTATCAAAACAAAGCCCAAGTATTCTTTGGAGAATTATTGAAAATTTATTTTTCGTTCTCAATTCACCGTAACCAAGTTTTGCGGTAACATCAATTGATCCCAATAAAGTATTAAGTAATTGAGCCAAAAAATCTGATGAATCGTATATTTTAATAGTATCAAAATAGTCAAAAACAAAATCGGATATTTTATTGTCTCCCTCCCTATTAATTAAGGTTATTGAAATATAATCCTCATTATTTTTCTTAACGAAAGAAAAGTCAAACAATGGTTGTCCGGATTTTCCTCGATACACATCACCGTATTCCGTAAAATAAGATTTATTTTCATTTTCAATCCTATTTCTCAATTCTTTATTAAAAGGAAATGGCTTTGTGCCACCATAAGCAGAATATTCATTACTTAATGAAGGCTCTTGTTTTTCGTAAAATAACTGACCTAAAATAGCTTTTTTATTATTTTTTAAAGAACCAAATATATCTATACTTTTTATAGGTATCAATATCCCGTTTGATTGGCTGGAAAGGGTCGATATTTGTTCTTTATTTATGCCCTCATATGTTTGCGCTTGCCCTTCACCTAATGTTTTTAAAATTTCAGTTCTAAGGATTTCTTTAATCTCTGGCTCAATTTTAACCGATGCCTCTACTAACTTTTTCTTTAAGTAGCTGACTATCTCATTGCCGCTACCTTTAGTTATCCCTATAAGGCTTAATATTTGGTCAAATGAGGTTGGTGTGTTTCTAAAAGTTTTATCTTGAAATTTTTTTAAGTTATCAAGGGAAGAAGTTATATTTTTAGTTTCCTGAAATAAAAAATCCGATTGCTTATTTTTCGCTTCTTTTATGGAATTTGATACTTCCCTATAAGTCTTATAAGCATTTATTTTATCTTTTACATCTTTAAACCCCGATGATAAATCAATAGGCATTATTTTTTCGTTTTATATTTACCATCTCCCATTTCCTCATCTCTTTTCAATAACATTTCAAGTGCATTTTCATCCAAATCTGAAAAAGAAAAAGTTTCTTCGCCAGATGACATCTTTTGCCATATTGTGGATTGGAGTTTTGACAATCCTAACTTCTTCTCCACGCAATCGTTAACAATCTTCTGTTGCTTTTCTATAACTGGACCTATGGTAATCATATCTTCAGGCTCTTTCAAGAGTTGTAACATTTTATTTTGTATTTTGATTGCCGTGTTTCTTTGCTCCACCAACTCATTATAAATCTCTTGCATCAATACAAGAATCGAATCTTTGGTAAAATCTATTTCTTTTTTAAAAGGCTTTTTCATAAATAATTTTTTTATAAATATATGGTGGAAAAAATTATCAATCAGAAGAATGCTTGTTTTCTATGAATTTATAAAGAATTTTGAATTTTCTCATGGATGTTCTGATTTCTTTTGTCGTTAGATTTGTCATCTCCCTCAAAGACAAAAGAATCATGTTTTTATTAAATTTATTATTTTTTGATGCTGTAAATATGGTTTTGTAATTATCGAACAAATCAATTAAAGCATAACCGAGCTTTAATTCGTTTTCATTTAATTTATCGGAATAAACAAAATCTTTAAGGGATTCCGTGTATTTTGATATGAGTTTTTCCACATCATAAACCTCATCATCAATATAGTACGTCATATCGGGCCTTTCCTCTAATGAGGAAGAAATATCCTCGTAAGAAACTTTTCTGTTAATTTCCTTTTGGTCTTTCATTATTTGACCCATAAGGTAATTTTTGCATATAGTCCCAAAATAAGAATAAGCCTTCTTGTTTCTTGAAGGCTTAAACTTATCAATTTTAGTCATCAAAAAAGAATGTGTGTCATTGTGCAGTTCCTCAAAATCAATTTCTTTACGAAAAAGTTTATATCGTCTTATAATTGACGAAATCATTTTATCCAGAGGCTTTCTGAGGTATGTGTTATATATTTTATTTTTTTCTTCTTTTGTGGTTGCCTCTAAATAATTTATTACCGCTTTTTCTTCTTCTACATCAAAATAATTTTGTTTGTTTTTTTTTGTTGCTTTCTTTTTTAATGTTTGTGTCTCTGTTGTCGCAGAAATTATTTCAAACATTAATTTTCTTTATTTTTATATTTTACCTCTCTATCATTTGTGAAAAAATATTCTTTCTTCGCCGTATCCAACCAAAATTTAACTTCTTCTGTAGATAATTTTTTAGAGCTATATTTGTAGTTCCAAAAAATAGAGCCTTCACGCAAATTCATATGTTTGTAACCAATGCGAGGTATGACCATCGTTTTGACAGAATTATATGTCATTCTAAGTAAAAATTCATAGACAAAAGTCAGTTTTATGCTTGGTTTAAAACCGCAAAAATCATTAAGAGCTTCTCTTTTTATTACCATTCCAGAACTTTGGAAGTTTTGATAATTTAACAGAGTTTCAGTTGTTAAATAACCAACTTCTTGAGAAAATTGAGCGGCAAAAACTGCTTCATTGGTAAATCCAGCATATACGGATTTGCTGTCAGTATCAACAACAATCGGCATAAAGGCATTAACATCTGGATAAACATCTATGTACTTTTTAACATTTTTAAACCAAATAGATGCGTATTCATCATCAAACTCAAAGAATGAAACCCAATCAGATTCCGAATTTTCAACGCCAAAATTTATTTGAGAAGCAAAATTAGGCTCTTCATCCCACAATACTTTTTTAACTGTTAAAGATTCAAAATCATATTCATTTAAAAAATTAACAAGTGTATCTTCTTTGCTATGTACTATAATAAGGTCGTTGAAACCAATTTTTTGGTTTTGTAGAGATTTAATTGCCTTATCAAAATATATTTTAAAATCTTTAGTTTTTGAAGATTTTATTGGTAATATTACGGATAACGATAATTTATCTTCCATGTTATTCTACTTTATTTATTTGATTTTCAAAACTTTCCATTCTAACTTTAAAGTAATCATCAAACAACTTACATATTGTATTTGTAAACAATTCTTTGTTTTTATAATTTTGGCTTGTTTCATCTATTTTGTGATATAGTTCATCACTGATCCCATCTTCAAGCCAATTCTGTATAAATTCTGCAATTTTATCTACAATAGATATTTTATCATTAGTCCACACACCATTTTCTTCTGTCATCCATTCTGGTATCAAATCTGGTATTTTACCTATAACAGGGACACCACACGACATGGATTCCAAAGGAAATGTTCCAAAACCGCTAATATCATCTACCCAAACAGATAAACAACAATTATTTAAAACGTTTGGTAGTTCTGCTTGCGCGATACCATGAATATCTCTAAAAGCTATCCACCTAAATTGCGGAAATTTTAAATAGAAAGATTTAACAATATTCATTGTATCTATGTGCTCTCTTGTATGAATCGCAATGATTGGTTTGGGTGGGAATTTATTTTTCTGGAAAAAATTTGGAATATAAGGGGTTAAGATATCGAAATTAACATTCCTCATGATTCCCGAAATATATTCCTTTTGTTTTTCAGATGTGGTAATGCACTTAAAAAAACCAAATTGTGGCCAAACTTGCCCCGGCTGCAAAGTTTCCAACGCATAAGAATATGATTGAGCCAATACAATTTTCGCGCACGGCAAATTTGCTATTTGCTCCATTATAAATCCATAAACTTCTGGGACAACTAAAAAATCATCTGGGCTTATTTCCAAGCTTTGCCCATCAATTGATTGATGTGGAATATTTTCCATATACCAATCGCCAAGCCACCCCGACACGCCCGTATAATCTGGTTTCTCATGCAAAATTATGGGATTGAAACCGTTATTTTTTAATGCTTCGGCCATTTGATAAATATACATCACCGATGCCTTTGGGTTTCCTTTTGTGTCATTAACGATAAAATATATTTTAGATTTTTTATCCTTTAGATTATCAATAGATAAAAGGACTTTTTCTTTTTTGTTATCCATTTCAATATTTATTTAAAATTTTGTAATTCAATAACGTATTAAAAGCCAATTTAAAAGATACGCTTAAATCGTTTGAACGAAATCCCATTTTTTCATCACCATCATCAACTTCGTTCAATAGAACCTCTAACAACATTTTAACCGTATCAAATTTTATTAAATTAACCTGAGTATCGATTTGTTCTTCGTCATCTATATTGCTTTTTAATTCGACAAATTCTTCTATTTTTTTCAAATCGATGTAATAACTTTCACCAAAAATATCAAGCATATTCTTCAATTATTTTATTTAAATCTTTTAATTTTGTTATAGTTAATTTGCAAGTGATGCCTTTATTATACGCATTCTCGTATTTAATTATCGTTTTATTTTTGCGACGGTCAATAATTCTTGCTGGATTAGCTGTCACTAAAATATCAATGCTTTCCCACATTGATTCAATAGTTTGTTCACTATAAAACTTCACAGTTTCACATAAGCAACTAAACTTAGATAAAAAGAACAAAGTGGCTGGCTTGGATTTGCCTATCTCGTCAGACACGATGATAATATCGTGCAAATCCCTAAAAGATAAATAGAAATCATTTAAATCGTTAAATGTGCTATATTCCGTTGATGGTGCATGGCCAAAGATTTCCATAGGAAAATCCTCATATAAAAACTCATATACATCATCTGCACCATTAGGAAATGAGAAGTAATCCAATAGATTTAGACCATCAATAGGCTCTTTGATTTCGTATTTGAAATTAGTTTCCTCAGTAGAATTCACATACCACTTTTCGTAAACCTGCCTTATTTTTTCTACTGTTTCTCTTAGAACACCATTAACTTCAATTCCTATTCTCTTCATTGATATCTTTTCAGTATTTTTGATATAATCTTATTTCTAACTATATCATCTTCACCGAAAATGTAAATACAAATTTCTTCCATATCTGACAATCTTTGAGTAACATCATAAAGCCCAGATTTTTGTGAGTTTTTATATATGTCTGATTGCTCCAAATCTCCTGATATGATAAACTTGCTGTTCTCGCCAATCCTCGTTAAAAACATCTTAACTTCGTTCGGAGAACAGTTTTGCGCTTCTTCCAGCAAAACAACGGCATTATCGATTGTCATACCCCTCATAAAAGAAATGGGCAATATCTCAATAATGCCCATTTCTTTGAGTTTTAACCTTGTTTCTTTACCCACGATTTTGTCTATCAAATAATAAGAAGGGATAATATAGGGCATCATTTTTTCTTCGAAATTTCCGGGAAGTAATCCCAGTTTTGCTTCCGCCGATTCCACTGCTGCCCTTGCAATTATAATTTTTTCATATGGTGTGGAAGGATCGGAAATTAAATCTAAAGCACATTTCAAACCCAAGTAACTTTTCCCAGAACCTGCTGGACCCGTGCATACTGTTATTTCGTGTTTCTTTAGTAGGCTGTAATATTCTTTCTGTCTGTCGTTTAAAAAACCATTTTTGTTGAATGATTTGATGATGTCTGATATTACTTCTTTTCTCGTCTTCGGCGCAATCGGTACTCTTTTCGTTCTACTCATAAATTACAATAGTATTTTCCCATAAATATGCTATTCTTTTTGTTTTAAAACTATATTCTCAATCCAATTATATGTTTCTTTGATACCCTCAATAAGTGGCCTATCAAATTCAGTACCCATTTTTTTGATAAACAGTTTGTTATCTGAATTTCTCCCTCTAACACCTATTGGGCATTTATATCCATATTTTTCTATAAATTCTTCTCCGTATATATTTTTAACCGTTATATTTTTATTAGAACATTTTATTGCTATTTGGGCAAGCTCATTTATTGTGACCATTTGTTCTGAACCTATGTTTACGGGACCAACAAACCCCTCTTGTTTCATAAAAGCAAAAACAGCATTCAAGCAATCGTCAATATACAAGAATGAACGTGTTTGATTTCCGTCTCCCCACACCTCAAAAAATCCACCATCTTCTGTTTCGGCAGCTTTTCTACACATTGCAGCAGGAGCTTTTTCTTTACCACCCTTCCATGTTCCGTAAGGACCAAAAATATTATGAAATCTTGCTATCCTAACATCCAAACCATAGTTTCTATAAAAAGACAAATAAAGCCTCTCGCTGAATAATTTTTCCCAACCATATTCAGAGTCAGGGTTTGCTGGATATGCGCTTGATTCCTCGCAGTTTGGGTTATTCGGGTCTAATTGGTTGTGTTCAGGGTACATACAAGCTGAAGAAGAATAGAATATTTTTTTTACCTTTTTTAGTGCGCATTCTTTGGCGACGTTTAAATTTATCAATGCGGAATTATGCATTACGTCTGCATCATTTTCGCCCGTGAAAATATATCCAGCACCACCCATATCAGCAGCTAATTGATAGACCTCATCGAATGAATTATCAAAATCATCAATTGATTTTTGTTTTGGGCAATACATGATTTTTGATACAAATAAAGGGTCTCTTAAATCACCTAACAAAAACTCATCACAAACTTCATTATGGTCAAAGTATTCGTGATTTTTTATATCCACAACTCTAACCCAATTGCCTTCTTGTTTAAGTCTTTTTGCAAGGTGACCGCCTATAAAACCACCACCACCAAGCACTAATATATTTTTCATTCAACATAAATTTTTAATTCCAAGGATTTATGACAATTTTGTTAGTTAAGTCGTATTTTGATAAATCTATGTTATTGTGTGTTATAACTAAAATATCAGAATCTTTTATGAATTTGTCAATACAATCAGTATATTCAGAATGTATGAATTTATCATAAAAGCTAACATTATAATTTTCTTTCAACAATTTCTGATAAAGAATATTACCGGGAGATTCTGTTGTTACATATGTATTTGGTTTAAAAGATATGCCATAAATACCAATTTTTTTGGTTTTATAGTCTCTAACTTTTTCATAAAGAATTAGATTCTGATTTTCATTTATTTTTTGCGTTGCTTTTATGTGGCAAGCATCTAAACCTATGTTTTCACACAATTTTATAAAAGCCCATGTATCTCTTGGAAAACACGTTCCACCAAATGATAATCCACTTTTTAGATAATACGGCGAAATTCTTTTATCATATCCTAATGCTTCTGTTATTTTATTTGAATTGGCATTCAATTTTTCAGCAATATTACCCAAAAAATTAGCAAAACTAATCTTCATAGTTATATACGCATTCAAACTTACTTTTGTTATTTCGCCATCAATTAAGGACATCCTAACTACTGGTGCATTATTTTTAATAATTTTCCTGTAAATACTTTCCGCTATGTCTCCATATTTTGAATCACTTTCGCCCAAAATTAAAACATCCGGAAATTCAAAATCCTTAATAACAGAACCTAATGCGACTAAATCTGGTATATAAACTAACCCAAAATTTTTATTTAATATTAAACCTGTATTTTTTTCAATTAGATTTTTTATTTTTTCGCAAGTGCCCGGCATAACTGTAGAGCTAATGATAAAAAGAAAATCTTCTTTTCTTTCATTTTTTAATTCTTTACAAATATTGTTTACCGCATCGTACACATATTGATTTGAAAATTCGCCATTATCATCAGATGGTGTGTTTACTAATATTATTACAACATCAGTTTGATTTATCACGCTTCTAAAACTATTAGTGTAAGTTATATTATTTCTTGATGAAATCAAATATTCTTTTAAATTGGTCTCATAAAACGGTAATTCATTTTTAACTAATGTTGTAATTTTATTAACATCCACATCAACACCAATAATTTTTTGCCCATTCTTTGCAAAAGTAGCTAATAATGGAAGACCTAATTTACCTAAGCCAATCAAAGCAATAGTATCTTTCTTCATATTATCTTATTATTTCAATTATTTTTTTCATTACATCTAGTTCGCCAATTGTTATTCTCACACAATTCTCTAAACCATCAAACATACTTCTATCCCTAACCAATATTTTTTCTTGTCGTAATTCATTAATTTTATTATTAAAATCATTTAAATAAATAAGTACAAAATTTGCTTCTGAATTTACAAATTTTATGTTATATTTTTTTAACTCTTCTTGAAATAAATTTCTATTATTTAAAATTAAATCGATTCTTTCTTGTATAAGATGATAATTGTCTAGAATAATACATCCCAATTTTTGAGCAAAACTATTAACATCTTTGATGTTTCTAATTTTATTTATGTACCCAATCAAATTTTCATTGGCACATATGTATCCCAATCTAATAGAGGCGAGAGATAATGCTTTAGAAAAAGTTCTAGTTACAATTATGTTATCATATTTTTGAACGAGACTTACACAGCTTTTAGAAGAAAATTCATAATACGCCTCATCAATTATAAATAATTTATTGGGATATAATTTCAATAATTCTTCTATTAAAATAGAATCAAGACAAAACCCAGTTGGATTATTAGGATTACTTAAATAAATAACATCTGCGTATTCTATATCTTTAAAATTATAAATATGATTATTAAACGGATCCAATATTTTTGAATAAATTATATTATCACAATATAAGTTAATTTGTGTTTCTATTTGAGTATAATTTGGATAAAAAATTAAAACTGAAGAATCTAAATTCAAAAAAGTAGAGAATATATATTGTAATGCAGAATCTGAACCATTAAATATTTGTATGTTTTTATATTCTACTCCACAATATGTGCTAAGTTTATAAATCAATTCTACATTGTTAATATTAGGATATTCATTAAAGTTTATTTCTTTTAATGAATCAAATACTATTTTTTTTAATTCGTTACCATATTGAATGGTACATTCATTCCAATCAAGTTTTGTAAATGCTTCATCAAAATCTCGTTCAGATGGTTTATAAGGTTTTATTAAATTTAATCTTTTATTAACTTTTATCATTTTATCTCAGTGATTACACATCTTAATTTTCCTGTTTTTGCGTCTCTTTTAATTTCATCAACCAAATTTATTTTTATAGGTAAATTACCTACTCTTTTTTGAATTTGTTCAATTAATTCAGATTCAATTACACTATTATACATATTGTTTACTATCAAATCAAGCTCTAATGTTTTATCACTTTTCTGGTATAATTTAAACATCATAACAGCATCTATTCTGTACATCATAGTATAAAAATTAACAGATGGTATTTTTGCATTATTTTGCGATACTATCATATCATCTGTTCTACCGTCAATGTCTTTTACCGTTAGTGGTCTACTTATATCGTAAGTAACGTTTTGATTTAATGTGACGATATCATTTGTTTGATAACGAATAAATGGCATAACATAATTTAAAAATGATGTTCCTATAATTGTATTTGTCTCACTGAATTCAGTATATGAATACGTTAAGTCTTCATGATATAAATCTGTTTCAGAAGATTGATACATAAAGCAAACTTTTTCAGTCAATCCATAGTGCATTTTAATCCCAAAACCAAAAACTTTTTTTATTTTTTCGTTCCACTCATCTAAACATTTTTCAGATGCGCCGTGAATAGCTTTTACATATTTTAATTTTAAATTATGTTTTTCCAATAAACACGAGAGCCAGAATGCTGTTGATGGGTATGTTGATATTGTTTTTGATTTAGTTTGATTAATTAAATCAACATAAAAATTTATATTTTCGTCATTTATGTGGAACGCACTTAAGTATAGTCTTTTTAATTCGTAATCTTTCACGAATAATTTATTTGAATTTTCTGGCGAATATCTTCTTATCCATACTGACCATTCATCATATAAGTTGCCATTATGTGATCGATAACTATGTAAAACGTAAGCCGCCTCTTTTTTGTATATACTATCATCGCCATAAAACTCAAGTTTTATACCAGTAGAACCTGATGTTTTAAATTTAATTTTTTTACCTCGATAATTCTTACTAATTAAATCATCAAAATTTTCTCTAATAATATTTTTTGTTAAAATTGGTAGTTTTTTAATATCATTTGGCGAATTTATATTTATATCGAATTCATATTCAGCAAATAATTTTGCGTAGTAAGGGACATTTTCTTTAGAATATTTCAGTAATTTTTTTAATTGATTAAATTGAAAATTTTTAGCTTCTTCATAAGTCCATTTATCAGTTTCTTCCAAAAATTTTTTTGTCATCATAAAAACATTACCATACCTATAACCAAAAGGTATCAAATTATAATATAATTTTTTAATTATAGATGGTTGTTTTTTAATAATTTTATTTATTATACCCATTGAAAAAATCGTTAGCGTTTATTCCTTTATCATCAATAAAAAAATCAGCATTAAATTTAACTCCAGTCCTTAATTCATTAAATTTTAAATTATACGAAATGAGTTGTTTATATGTTTCTTCATACCAATTTTTTTTTGAAACAGAACCTCTTGCAGTTTCAATAATGATATAATGCCCATTTTCATATAATTCATTTACAATATTTATCCTATCTTCAAAAGGATGTGAATTTTTATAATCCCAGTTTCCATCTGGTTTTTTCTTTGTGTCACACAAAGTGTTATCTAAATCGAATACATACCTCATTGTTTTACAAAAATATAATTATGATTAGTTATTTTTATTAAATTATAATTTTTATATTCCAAAAAATTTATCATTTTTTTGTTGTATTCTTGGTCATATATAGATTTTTCTACGCAAATTATTTCAATGTCGTAAAAATCGAAATTTATACTCTCCAAAATATCTAATTCCTTACCTTCCACATCCAATGATAAAAAATCTATATTTTTTTGTTTTATTAAATTGTTAAATATTTTTGTGTTTATTTTTTGCTTATCATTCCAATTATTAATTAGTGATGTCAACCCAACACCTTCCTCATTGTTTCGATAAAAAATAAATGTTTCTTTTTCATCATTATCCGCCGCATAATTTAAAATTTCAACATTTTTAATATTCTCATATAATTTGTTTAGATAATTATAAAAAGGTAAAAATGGTTCAATCAATATTGCATCCCAATTATTTTCAACTATTAATCTTCTGGAATTAGAACCAGTCAAACCATCGGCAGCACCTATATCAATAACTAATCTATTTCTTCTGGTGTTTTTATCCTTGAAATAATTTATAACAAAGTCATCTTCTTTATCGTTAGAACGACCTATTTCAAAATTGAAACCCCATTTAGGGAATGGCCTTTTATTTATTATTTCACTATCCATATTACGTTAATTTTCTGTCTTCATTCTTTATTTTTCCATGTAAAAGATTGTAATATCTATTAATTATTATATTCATATTTTTTCTATGAGCCTCTGCATGTAATAATTGGTTTTTATGTCTACCAGTTCCCCAGTGTGGTTCACTTTGATAATCAACCCAATAAATTCCGCTTACTTTACCTAAATTTTCATATGCTCTATAAGATATATCATGGTCATCATATGAATTTGGACACAATTCCTCATCAAAAAAATTCAATTTAACAACATCTGAATAATCATACATTAATGGACCTCTGTTTGCAATTTCCCTAACACCATAAAAATGTCTAGGATATCCGTTACGTCTATCAGCTTCATTATATGGGTATAAACAACCATCTTTTTCTCTATTGTTATGAGCAGTTTGTGCCGTAACAGCAAAAACATCTTTAAAACTATTAAAAGGTTTTAGCATCCTTCTATCAAAATCTTTTTCTTTAATAATCATATCGTCTTGTATCAAAATAACATAATCATTCTCAACTTTTCTTAAACCAGCATTATTTGCTTTTAGTTCAAATACATCATCGGTATAAACAAAATCTATTTTTTTATTATAATATTTTAATGTTTTTTTAGCCAATTCTTCGGTTTTATCTTCACATCCATCAAAAACCAAAATAATTTGTTCAGTCAATTCAGATATATTATTTAAAATACCATTACATACATCAACAATCATATTTTGTTTGTTGTGCGTTGTTAATAAACATGTAATTTTTTTACTCATTTTAATCTTTTAAAAACTCTATTGTGTCCAACGCAAATAAGCTCTTGGTAATCTTCATCTATTTCCATTTGATTTTTTACCGCATCACAAACATCTGCATGACCCTTAAATGCATTTAATCTGTTGATTTCTTTATAACACGCCGCATCATCAAAAACAATTAAAGAATTTATTTTTGTTATTTCTTTTGCCAGTTTAATATCGGATACAACACAATCATAATCATGACAACCATCAATATAAATAATATCAAATTTACCTTTTTCTTTGATTTTATTTTTAATACTTGCATCTGTTGAACTACCGCATAAAAAATTTTCGTCGAAATTTATTTTAAGGTTGAAATGGCTAAATAGATTATAGATTATATTTTTATAATTTAAATCATCATAATTAGAATACTTATCTCCCACATTTATTAACGGACTTACACCCAAAAAATAAACATTCTTTTTAAAATGTTGTGATAATAAATTAATCAAGCTTAAAATTTGACCTTTATAAACACCAATTTCTATAAATTTAAAATTATTTGGCATGTCTTTAACAATTTCACGCCACATAACATGACATGGATCTTCACCAAACCCTAAAGAGTTATTAACTATATAACTTCTATGTGTTTTTAGTAATTTATCATTTTCAAATTCTTTTAAGAATTCTAAATAAATTATGTCAACATCAATATCTTTATATTCTATAAAAGTTTCCATTCTGTTGGTATATCAGTGGTCCAATGATGATTTGTCCATATTTTAGGCACATATATGTTTTTATGTTTATTAAAATAAGATGACCAAGCAGATAAAGTTGATGGAGCAATTACTAAAACTTTACACTTGCTTAAAATCATCATATCAATAAACATAGGTTCATTTTCAATTATCTTAATTTTTTTATTTTTAGCATCAAAATTTTGAATGAAAAATTTTGCTTTTTTATGATTATCCGAAATAACATAGATTTCATCAAAATTATGAAATTCTTTTTCAATTATTGAATTATAAAATTCTATTGCTACATTTATCGCTGGATTATTGTCACTATTTATTCCCAATCTCAAATGTATACCGAGAATATTTTTTGTGTTTAAGTCTGAATAATTTTTACTGATATAATCATGAATTGAGCTATTCAAAAAATTGTATAATTTATTAATTTGGGTCGATATAAATCTATAACCAAAATAATATCCCATTACTACACAATCTTTATCTTGGTTTATTGTGCCACTATTTTCAAAATAAATGTTTTTATTTTCAGTTATCTTTTTAATTAAAGTGGGAGTATTCACAAAATTTAATTTTGGAAATATTTCATATATTGAACTTGGCAATCCATTTTTTATTAGAAGTTTATGCCCACCAAAATCATCAAAATCGGATTCTCTTAAAACTAAATTTCTATATTTTTCAACATCTCCAGAAATTGGTAAAATCCTATGGAATATAATGTTTGCATTTAATTCTTCTTGTAGCCTTAAAGCATTAGCAATCTGATATAATCGATTTCCAAAACCACCAACTAATATAGGATATATCGTCATTATAATTCAAAATTTTTATTTCTGTGATGTAAAAAAATTTGATTAAAACCTCTACACCCACATTTATTTCCCCATTCAGACGGATCCACTAAAGGTTTAATATCATATTTTATTGCTAATAAAGATAAAACACTTTGGTCATGCCTATGATCATAATATCCAGAATAATTGCTACCAAATAAATTATCAGAATCTTTTAAAATATTTTCATTTTGACAAAAAATTAAGTATTCGTAAACAAAATCTAAAGAATTTTTTGATTTTTTATAAATCTGATATGAAGCGTTTAAATGCAATCCATTTATATATTTATCAGAATCACAACCCATTAAAACGAAACAGTCTTTCTTACAAGAAATGTAATTTCTCGCAGAATCGCCATTTGTCATACCATCTCTATTATCAAATAGAATTATATCATTTTCATTTTGTATATAATTAAATATCTCATTTGGATTGTTTACAAAAATATTACCAGCATCCACATAAAAAACAGAATCACCATATTCACAATCTAATAATGTTTTATAGATAAAATATGGTTTCCATAGCCAATATCCTGCACCTTTTTTTTCTTTTAATATGTTTTTATTCTTAATTGCAAAATCAGAATCAATATATTCTGGAGTATATTCTAATATTTCATCAAAATAATTATGTGCGCTTTTGATAAGAGACTTTTTAGCTATGGAATAATCTTCAGTATAAAACGTTATTAATATTTTTTTCATCCTTATTTGAAATAATAAAAAATTTCATCTGTAATTATAAAATTATTAGTTGCTGAAATTAATTTTTCAATAAAATCAAAGTCTTCTCCATCTCTGTTATTATCAAATCTTATATTGTATTTGTTTTTGTAGCAAAAAGAAATACCTACATTACCATAAGATATAGTATTATTTCTTGGTATAATTAAACCTTTATCATTAACCATTCTCCAAATAACTAAATCATAAGAATTATATTTTTCGAATAAAGTTTCAACGTAATTTTCGTGAATTGTGTCATCATCATCTACAAAACCAACCCATTCTGTATCACAAATTTCCAATCCATAATTTCTTACTAAACCAGACATGCCGTGATGAAGTTCATTTTTTTCTACACCAGTTTTTTTTATCTGTATTGTTTTTATTCTATCATCTTTAAACTTTTGACCTTTGACTCCATCGTAAATTATAATACAATTCCAATTAGGATTGCTCTGATTTATAATAGAATTAACAGTATCTTTTAATGTTTTTCTATTTAAAGATGGTATTATAAATGTTATTTTATTCATAAAATCTAAAAACATTTTTTATTTTATCGAAATTAGAACGAACAAAAGACAATAATGTATTATAATCTTTTGTCATTTTATTTTGTTTTTCCTGATCCTCATTTCTTGTTTGACTTTCGTAGTGATACGCAACTAAACGACCATCATTGTAATTATTTAATCCCTTTACTATGCAGACATAATTTAATTCTAAGTCTTCAAAACAAGAAATATAATTTTCGTTAAATCCTCCACATTTATTAAAAGTTTTTAATCTAATCATCATTAAAGCCGCAGTGTTACCTGAAACATTTTTTATGTAAGGTAAATAATAATAATAAGTTGATAATCCATGATGTGTGACATAGAATTGGTTTTTTATTACTGAACTGGCGACACCATCATGTTGAACCAAATTATTCTCATAATGTAATCTACACCCAACAGTTCCAACTTTGTTTTTCTTACAAAAAATATCTAGCATTCCACCAAGAACATCATTTAGTAATCTTATATCATTATTACAAAATAAAATAAATTTAAATCTATCTCCGATTATGTTATTTACAACATCATTATTTATTTTAGCAAAGTTGTAATAATCGTATTCTATAAAATGAATTTTTACTGTTTCTTTTTTTAACTCAATAAAATTTTTTATTTCATTTTTCTCTTTTTCATTTGATCCTGTATCCGCAATAAAAATTTCATATATAGAGGCATCACAATTTTGTATAAAAGAATTTATACAATTAAACAACAAATTATTTTTACTTTTTGTCAAAATAATTACTGCTGTTAATCCAATTTTTTTTGATATTTTTGTTTTTATGTTTTCAAAATATATTGAATTCGGTTTTAAATCTAATGGTAAAATATCTTTGTATTTTTCAACAAAAAATTCTTTAGTTTTAAAAAATTCATCATTGGGTACCCCTATTGATTTATGAGTTATCTCAAAAGAACTAGTAACACCAATTTTAACACCACTAATATAGTTAGGTAGGCAAAAACCATGATCATAAAAATGAAATTTACCAAAAGATTCATCAAATCGATGTTTTATTTTATCCAAATTAAAAGATATAAATAAACCATCAATACTCACAACAGGAATAATAAAAGGTAATTTAGGTGAATATTTACTCAGCCATTTTTTATTTGATTCAGGGTTATGGTAAACTTGACCAACCATAGTAAAGTCTTTTTTTTCCCAAAAAACGCCAGAAGAAGGAAAATAAGTCGTACCCGCTTTACCTATGATACCAAAATCAGGATTTTTATTAAAATCATTTAAAAGCGATTTACCCCAATTTTTACTTAACTCAATATCATTATGGCAACAAACAATTATACTATTTTTAGCTAACTCTATCCCTTTATTATATAACTCAGATAAACCAAAATCTCCATGGTTAATAAACTCTAAAATCTCAAAATCTTTAACACCTATAGTGTTTGATAAATGATTTTTAAATAATTTATTGTACTCGGAATCTTTGTGCGTTGAATAAATAATTGTTATCATTTTAATCCAGTTGACCCAAACCCATTTTTACCCCTATCTTTCGAGGGAATTTTATCCAATTCAATAAGCCTAACCATATCCCCCCGTTGAACGGGGCACAAGACCGCTTGCGCAATCTTGTCCCCGCTCTTGAAGTGGTAATCTTCTTTCGAAGTATTAAAAATAATAACCATAATCTCATCGGTATATCCCCAATCAACAGTTCCGGGAGTATTCAATACAGTCAACCCAAATTTATCTGCCAACCCAGATTTTGGTCTCACTTGTATTTCAAAACCATAAGGGATATCAAAAGCAACCCCTGTTCTGATTTTTGCCCTATCTAAAGATGGAACGATACAATCGTCAACACAGTATAAATCAAAACCAGAATCTGTGGGATAGGCATACTCAGGAACTTTAGCCCTATTGTCCAATAACGTGAATCCCAATTTTTTTTTGTTGAAATTGTCCATAAAGGCTTTGTCTAAATCTTCGAGTTGTTGATCTAAACTTTTTTCCATTTCGGCGATTAAATCTTTAAATTCTTCACTCATTGCAGTTCAAATAATTTTTTAACAATATTAAATGTACTTTCAACATCTTTTGAGCAATAATCTGAAATTGCTGTCAGATTACCACTATTCCAAAATTCATTATGTACTTTATTCCCCACCACATCCCCGACTTTTGGTGATTGTACATCCATAGAAGCACAAACCAAATCCAAAGAAGAAAGGGTATAATTGTTGTTGAATTGCCAAAGTTCTTTTGTATCAATAACTTTAACATCCCAAGGCTTTGTTGCGTAAGTTGGTAAAATTTGCGGAGGACGAATACCATTGATAATCATTCTCTTTGATAGCATAGGCATATCAAAAGTTTTGATGTTATGGCCGCAAAGCATAAAATTTAGCCCATGAATTTTATCCAGAAATTCACGAACCTCTAAAAGAAGTTCATTTTCATTCTCGTTAAATATGTTTTTCTTCTTAAATTCCCCCTTGTTAAGATAACCCGCACTGAAACAAACTATCTTCGCAAATTCTGGAATTAATGCAGACCTATTCGGAAAAATTTCTTCAGCCCATAAGTTTTCATCTTCTGGGAATCTTTTTTTGAACCAGTCAATGTACCGCATAAAAACACCATGCAAGTGTGGACGGTTTTTTTCAAGAGATCCCAAATCCTTTTCAATTCCAACGGTTTCGATGTCGAAAAATAAAATTTTCTCCAAAGGTTGACTAATCATTGTTTAATGTTTTAAAGTTTTATAAAATTCAGCTCTATCCTTAGTTACATTTCTTAAATCGTATTTATCTTTAACTGTTTCATATAAACTTTCTCCCAAGTCTTTCACAAGATTAGGATTTTTATAAAGTTTTTCAATATACTTTGCCCAATCCAAATTTGAATTTTCATCATCAACCAATAGTGCATTTCCATTTCCATATCCATTTTTGCTCCATGCGTTTTTCAAATCTATCGTATAAGGTCCAACCTTAGAGGCAATAAGTGCTTTTTTATAGAAACCAGATTCAATAACTTTTAGTTGTGATTTAGCCCTATTAAACGTATTATCCCGTATTGGTGCCAAAGATACGTCAAATTTTGCATAATTTTTTGCGTATGATGTGACAGGCTGTGTCCATACCCGAACATATGGTTGTTTATCCTCTTCTGGATATTTTTCCTGCACAAAGGTAAATAAATATTTTTTATAATCTTCAGAAACTGTAGAATAATTTTGTGTAAATATTTTTTCATATTTAACCCATACTGTTTCTTGTGGCAATATGTCTCGTTTTCTTTGCTCGCCAGTTTCTTTGTTTATTTCTGTTACGGAACCTCTTGTATCAAAACCACATAGAAACAATTGTATTCTATCCAAAACACTTCCTAATCTTGAAAAAGATTTATCCAAAAGCAATAAATCGTGTTCATGAGAACTTCCCCCCAACCAACCAATTCTAAGTTTATCTGATTCAATCGTGGGCTCCTTGAATTGTCTTTCATTAGGATTTATAGCATTTGGAAAAACATAGACATTTTTATTGTACGCTTTAATTAATCCAGCAAAAATTGAAGTTGTGGTAGTTACGTACATTGAAACTTTTATATTATCAATAATTTTTCTGTTTATATTATGGTGAGTAATTATTTCATGTATAGGGTGTTCTTTGGGCGGCATCCAGTAATCATCAATATCACATACTGTGATAATGCCCATGTTATTTAGTTTTATGATTCTCTCCCTACCTTTTTCAAAATCTTGACCTATATTCCGATGAAAAACAACAATATCATATTTTTTCCAATAATCATCATTATCAATTTCTGGTTTATAATCTATTTCGACAAAAAAGTCATCTGGATATTCATTTTGAAGAAAAACATGGGGATCAACAGAACGGAATTTGCCCACACCAAACATGTCACTGGGAAGCACCAAAACATTTATTTTTGACATCTAATTCATTTTATGTCAAAAATCTATGAATACAAAATAAAAAATAAATAGATAATTACTTCAACTTCTTAACCTTTGTGACCTTTCCTTCAAAGATATGTTTTCCAACCTTAAAGCTAAAAACATCGTTGGTCGCTTGCACATTTTCAATCAATAGGCTATTCTCTTTCAAGGCTTCCTCAACAGTCTCCTTTATAATTTTCTTTATTAGTTCATAATCTATTGAAACGTTAGATTCTTTAACATCAGATTTTTTTTGTTTGGCATTCATCAAGCGAGACGCCTTTTCAACAAACTCATCCGATAGTGTATTTTGATTTGGCTTTTGTTGTTCGATTGGATGTTCAATCATTAATTGCTTTATTGAATCAGGCAACTTGGATTGTTTAATCTTATCCAAACTATTACTACGAGGTGGTTCTTGAATGGTTTTTTGTTCAGGAATATTATACCTTACATTCTGTGGCATTTCCTCATCTGGAATGTTAATATTCATAGGAAGTGCGGCACCAGAGTTTCTTGGTATATTATTGTGCTTATCCATAATGGCCTTCGAAACCATCAATTTTTGCATCAAATCATCTGTCATAATGTTTTATTTTTAAAATAGATATATTTCACAAAAAAGAAAAGGAAAAATCATTTTTTAAACTTGGAAAAGAAATTTGTGAATTTATCTTTAATTTTGTTAATCCAGCTTGTCGTTGGTTGTTTTGGTGCCTCTGGCTGCGCTTGTGGTTGAGCACCGACTTCTCCTTCTGGTGGTTTAACCCCATCAAATTTGGCATTGATATATATTTTTGTCATACTCTTATCCCCAGAAAAATTATATCCCGGTCTTGGCTCGTTAAAAACATATCCAGCCAAGGTCAAGGAAATTATCTTATCCAAACGAAATAGCCTCCATCCCGGCAATGGTTGTTTTCCAATATATGCGGTATGTGAAGCTCCTTCATAATCCCACGCTCTCAATGCCATGTTTCCGGCTTTTGTCTCACCCAAACAAACAGGTTCAATTACCCGCATACCTTTGCCACCCGGTTCATCACCATCATAATAAATAACAAGAACTTGCCTTCCCTTTATCGCATCGGATACCGTTTGATAAGAAGCAGACTCGGTTATAAGATATTTTAGGGCTTCGGTTAGTTTCATTTAGAAATTGGGATATACATTAGATTTGTTGTATTTGTTGATTTTGATATTGTTTTTTCTCTCAACATTGTCCTCCAATGTCCCAGCACTATCATTCATGACATCCAAGAAAACACCAGTACCGCGGCCCTGAGAATCACCATCCGCAATAGCGTTTGGGTTGATTGTAGAGTACTCAAAAGATTGTTGTTTGTACTCATTTCTGGGCAAGAGTTTAGCCCTTTCGATATTTGCATATTCGGTCAGCTTATTGTCAATATCTTGACTCAAATCTATTGCATATTCATTTGGCATAGTTTATAATGTTTTTAATTTTTTCTATTGCTTCCATAACTGGATTTGGTAAGTTTCCGATTGATGTCGCGTGTCGTTGTGATGCTTTTAAATGTTCTTTTGACGGTCTTATGCTTATTCCCGGTTTTTCGTGTTCCTTCCGGAATTGATTGTTAAATCCAGCCTCCATTTTATTTCTTTTTGTGGCTTCAACATTGTTTCTCATATTGTCCAATGTCATATTGACCCACCATTTCATTTCCTTCCCACCATTCAATATATATTGAATATCTGTTGTTTTTCCTTTAAAAGTGTCAAAAAAGTTCTTAATCCTTTTTAATCTGGTATAAGATATTTTTTCTGAATTTTGCAATTCAAGATTCCTTTTATACCCTTCGGTATCTTTAGCAGCATTTCCGTATTTATCCATAGTTTTTTTCAAGTGAAGTCTCATTTCATCAGGGAAAAATACTTCCTTGCCGTATAAATCTTTATTCATTTTTAATCATGTTAATTAGGTCTTCTTTTGTGACACCTTCATTTTCGGCCATGGCAACCAAAGCAGAAATATTTCTTTTTAAAAGTTTTGATACTTCTTGATTTTTTACAATATCCCTATCTGCTTTTCGTTTCGCTATCACATCTTCTACCATTTTCAATATTCTCTCCCTTTCGTTCAATCTTGCTTTAGTTATAAATCCTTTTTTATTTTTCATTGAAGATTTCTTATCCTTTTCTCCTGTTGGGTCTTTACCGAATTCCAAAGTTCTATCGTTTGCTTCTTCTTTGCTTAGACCGAGTTTTTTGATTAGGTAATCATACGTTTCTTTTCCATCCATTTCCTTAGTCTCCTCATAACCAAATGCTTTGGACATATCCGTTTCCTCTATTCCTTCACCATAATATGTTCTATAACCTCTGGTAATTGGGTCATTTGTTATCCTGCCCATCGCCACGCTTTGGTCAGTAGTTTTTACTGGGGATATTGATGGGTCCAATATAGGTTTATTTGAAACCATAAAGTTGCCATCACCATCCACAAATTCTTCCAAGTCCTTTTTTACTTGTGGCTTCTTTCTCTTTCGTTTTTTCAAAGCTGCTAAATATGCTTTTAAATCAGATTTCTTTGGTTTCATCATAAAATTATTTGAGTCTGAGCACTATTTATTCATAAATATCTGATAATTTAAAATGCCTTATCAAAATATAAATGAATATAATTTTAGTAAGATATTCCTTATTCCCGTCAATGAAATAACGGATATATCTTTGGCATCAGATGAAAAAGATTTTGATTCGGAAATTGTGTTTTCGCAAAATATTATTGGTTATAATGATGGAAATGTATTACCCATAAATATTGAAATATTTGATAGCGGAACTACAACTGAAAATATTTTAATATCTAAAAATTATCTAAGACAAGCACTTCCATTTTCCTCCACAACTTTTTCTTTGTGTGACATTGGTTTAACAGGTATTGACAATGGTCTAACAGATGGTATGAGTGGTTATACCATAGAAATAAATAATGGCATATATTCTAACGAAAACGACAAATTTGACCGTTACAAATATGACCAAAGAATGAAATTCCACAAGATAAACGGTAATACAACTCCTCAAAACAGAATATTTGATGATGACAGTTACACTTACAACGCAGTAATTGATACTGATGATGATCTTGTTGGTAATTATTTGCGCCTTGATGGTGGATTTTATCAAGGGTTTTATAAGTTATTCGGATACGACTACGAAGTTTTCCCGGAAAGAGTTAATTTAGGTTGGACGGCAGAATTTCTAATTAGACACAGGTTTAATAGTCCATCTAACATAGGTTTGAATGCAAGATATAGCGGAAATAGCGGCATATTTTTTTACATCGGGGCAAGGGCAGAAAACAAATTTTATCACAGCGCAACTGGTTATCCGCTATCTTATTCATCTTACACAAGAGTGACAAGCGGGCTTACTTCAATTGAAACTTGTGAATGTAGTGGGGCGACAAATAGTGAAACTTGTGATTACATATATCCAAACAAAGAAAGCACAAACCCTTATTATAACGAAAAAAACCCGTTATATGATTCCGCATCAAATGGTTTTGCCGTCAGATTAAGCGGAAATACTGGAAACCCAAAATTATGTGTAAGAACTTATAGTTTATCAGGAAATTGCGATTCAGAAAAAACCTTTCAAACTGGCGTAACATTTAATGAATGGTGTTCAACAAATGGGATATTCGAAGAATTCAAAAACACAAGTTATATAGATATCGAAAAATGGGCACAAATAGATATTGTCTTTAAAAGATATAGATATTTCGATGATTGTGACTTGGGTTATTATGGTGGGTTAGATAAAATAAAAGAAACAAAATTTTTAGATAGTTTAGATGGAAATAGTACTGCTTTAATTGAACCGCCTATAACACAAAATCAAGAAGAAGCAGAAAAAATAGAAATTTATAATTTAAATAATAAATGGTTAACTGATGTTGAAAATAGGCTTGGGGAATTAAAAATATTCATTAATGGGAAACCGTTAATGATTATTGAAAATTTTGAAGAAGTAATACCCAGACCTTTAAATGCAAATAAAAACATTCAGCTATCGGTACCATACAATATATCAATAGGCGGTGGAACACAAGGTTTACATGATAACCTTGTTTTTTTAAATTCCGAATCAGGTTCAACATATCAACAAGACCCTGAGTTGCTACCAACAAAAATATTAGAAAAAACACCTTTTTCTGGATTAAGTACAAATATATTTCTTGAAGAATATTTTGGTGGTTCTTTTATTGGCGATTTGTCTGCTTTTAGAATGTACACCAAACCCCTTAATTCAGCCCAAATAAGGCACAATTTCAAAATATTAAAAGATAAATATGCTTTAGCAAATTTATTTGTTCCAGAATGTATTCCACCAGAAGTTCTTAGTTGTAGGTTTAATGTTGATATTGATATACTTAGTTGTGATTTTGGTATGGATGTCGTCGAAATACCACCAACCCCAACGCCTACTCCCACGCAAACAGTCACACCTACATTTACACCCACAAACACAGCAACCCAAACACCAACGCCTACTCTTACACCTACTAACACGGAAACATCAACGCCTACTCCCACACCTACGAATACCTTAACACCTACGAACACAGTTACACCTACGAACACAATTACGCCTACAAATACGGTAACCCCTACAAATACAGTAACGCCAACCAATACGGTAACACCCACGAATACAGTAACACCTACGAATACACTCACACCCACGAATACACTCACACCCACGAATACGGTAACTCCGACTAACACAGTAACGCCAACCAATACGGTAACACCCACGAATACAGTAACACCTACGAACACTGTCACTCCCACGAATACGGCTACACCCACGAATACGGTAACACCTACAAATACAATAACACCCACGAATACAGTTACACCTACGGTTACCCAAACATTGACACCCACTAACACGGAAACTTCAACGCCTACGCCCACGCCTACGAATACCGTAACGCCTACTAACACTGTCACCCCTACGAACACTGTTACTCCTACAAATACAGTAACGCCTACAAATACGGTAACACCTACGGCTACCCAAACATTAACACCTACTGTTACTGAAACACCAGCACAAACACCAACAAATACGGTGACACCAACAAATACGGTTACACCATCTGGTAGTTTACCATTAACGCCCACGCCTACAAATACTAATACCTCAACTATCACAACAACGCCAACACAAACACCTACAAATAGTGTAACGCCAACAAATACAATAACACCAACCAATACAGTTACGCCTACAAACACATCAACACCAACAAGCACACTTACACCAACTAATACTATATCACCATCCGTAACTATTACTCCAACCATAACAACAACACCTACGAATACAGTAACACCAACTAATACAATCACACCTACAAACACAACAACACCTACAAACACAATAACATCAAGCCAAACACCTACGGTTACGATTAGCCCAACTAATACCATAACACCTACTCAAACACCAACGAATACGGTTACACCTACCATTACAGTTACGCCAACAAATACGACAACACCCACAAATACAGTTACCCCAACTCAGATAACCTTCCATGTGTTGCTCGAAAATGGAGATGTTTTAAATACTGAGGATGATTTCATAATTGATTACAGTTAAAATAATATACCAACATATTTATTTAAAAAAATAATCGTCAGATAATTAATTAATATGGCCAATAAAAAAATATCGGAATTACCTTTAAGTTTTTCAGGTTCTCCGAACTCATTAATGGTGATTGTGAATTATGACCAAGAAATTACTGGCATAACAAATTCAATATATTTTTCGGCGTTAACTGCTCAATTTTCTATTGGTGATATTGAAATTTCTGGCACTACTGATGGAAGCAACAGAAACTTTACATTATCTAAGAACATACAAAACCCTAACAAAACATTATTTTATTTTAATGGTCAGTTGCAAAAATATGGCGATAATTATTCAATAACAGGAACTACACTTGAAATATTGCCGAATACCTTTGCGCCAGAAAGTACGGATTTTTTGAGGCTTTTAAGTTTTTAATTTAAGATGATTTTAAGTTTTACGCTAAAAAACATATACAGTGGTTCAAAATATATAGCTGGACCATTTAACATATCTGGAACAACAGATACTGGTGAAGTTTATGAATTAGCACAATCAATATCAAAAAGTCAATTACTTTCTGGATACATTTTAGAAACACAATATAATATAACAGGCGGGACAATTGAAAGCACTGGTTTTTGCAAAAATTCAATTAGCTGGGCACCTATTTTGCCCACCCCAACTGTGACACCTACTCAAACTTCTACACCAACAAATACACCTACTCAAACCCCTACGACTACCGCCACGCCAACAAACACACCTAGTCAAACACCCACAAATACTGTAACTCCAACGAATACAGTAACTCCTACGAATACAATAACATCCACAAATACGGTAACTCCTACGAATACATTAACACCCACAAATACCGTAACCCCAACGAATACGGTAACACCTACAAATACGGTAACACCTACAAATACGGTAACACCTACAAATACGGTAACACCTACAAATACGATAACACCTACAAACACTGTGTCCCCAACTCAAACATTAACAAATACGGCAACACCAACAAATACAATAACACCAACGCAAACACAAACCAATACGGTAACACCTACAAATACGGTAACACCTACGAATACGGTAACACCGACCAACACTATAACACCCACGAACACCTTAACACCGACAAATACGGTAACGCCTACGAATACATTAACACCCACAAATACAGTGACCCCAACTCAAACACTCACAAATACGATAACCCCAACAAATACTGTGACATCAACCCAAACACCCACAAATACGATAACGCCGACGAATACGATAACGCCGACAAATACGGTAACACCTACAAACACAATAACTTCAACTCAAACTCCTACGAATACAATAACACCAACACAAACACCGACTAATACTTTAACACCCACAAATACAGTAACACCCACGAATACAGTAACACCGACAAACACTATAACTTCAACTCAAACTCCTACGAATACAATAACACCAACACAAACGCCGACTAATACTTTAACACCCACAAATACAGTAACACCCACAAATACAGTAACACCCACGAATACCTTAACGCCCACGAATACGATAACACCGACAAATACTCCAACGCAGACACCACCACCTGCTTGTGATTTAGAAGCAACTGATATTTAATTGAAATAGTATGTCAACACAAATTACGTCCACTAATTATAATAATCAAAATTGCACGGTTACATTATATTCTGCGACGGGAAATACCATTCCATATACAAATGCGACACAAATTTCATTGGGAACACAAACAATACCATTTACATATTCATCAACAACGGTTAGCGACGAATATGGAGTTTTTTCTTGTTTTTTTAGTGATTTTAACACTACATGCACTGTAAGTCAATTAACACCTCCAGATGGTGATGGGAATAGATATAAGACAATAAAAATTGGGAATCAAATTTGGATGTCAGAGAATTTGAGAACACGTTTTTTTGCTGATGGTACGCCATTAGATAATCCGGGAAATACGGTGATAAGCGATGCGGTTTGGAGTGCTGCAAACGGTTCGACAACAAGATATTGGACCTTAGTTAACGGCAGCAGTCAAAACACTGGAATTTATGGTTTACTATATAATCAATACGCAGTTTTGGGAAGTACAAGCGGGGCATCATTAAACGTTACCTTATGCCCTTCGGGATGGAGGGTTCCGAGCGACGGGGAATTTTCAACATTAAATACATTTTTGGGTGGGTTTTCTTTATCTGCTGGCACCCAGATAAAATCAACCACTTTATGGTCTTCAAATGGAAATGGAAACAATACTTCAGGTTTTAATGGAGTGCCAGCCGGAAACCGCGAACCTTCAGGTGGAGAAGCCAATTTCGGTGCACGTTGTTGGTGGTGGTCTATTTCTAATGGAATCACTTGGGGTTTGGTCAATTCTACATTTTCGTTTAATCGTAATACGGGAGTTGATCAAAAAAACGGGTTTTCTGTACGTTGTCTAAAAAATTCTTAACTTGGATTTTAAAAAAATAAATTTACACACTTAATAATTTTTTTTAAAATTGTATTAATTTTTAATTTATATATTGACATTTTTAAATAATTTCAAAACTAATATTTTAATAATTAAATTTCTTTACTTTTTCAAAAAATTTAATTAAGAAAATAAAAATAAATAAAACAACATGAATGAAATAGCAATAGGAAATCAAATATGGGCTTCAGAAAATCTATTAGCAACCCATTTCAGAAATGGCGACCCAATCCCATTTGTTGATAATGAAAATGATTGGGCAAATTTAAATACTCCAGCGTATTGTCATGGAATCAATTCAAATTATTTTTTATATAATTTTTGGGTAATAGTTGACCCAAGAAACGTAGCCCCAGTTGGCTGGAGGGTTCCGACGGAATCGGACTGGAATGAGTTAATATCTTTTATTGGTGATAAAAATATTGCCGGACACAAGCTAAAGTCGGTTTCTGGCTGGGAGTTGACCATAACAAATCCAACAACAGGCGAACAAACAACAGAATATTTCAACGGCACAAACGAATTTGGTTTTAATGGGATAACCACAGGCTTTAAGCACATGAATGGTATTTTTATTCCAGATTTGTTATCCGCATATTTCATTCCACAATCAATTGATGATGATTTGGCAAAATATATATTTCTATTTCATGGTAGTGAATTAGCAAAAGGTGGTATGTGGAAAAAAGATGGTTTCCCGATAAGATTGATTAAAGAAGGATAATTACTATTTATTTTTATAAAAATCTTTGTAATATAAAAATAAAAAATGGCAACAATATTTGTGCAAATTGCTTCTTATCGAGACCCGCAATTGGAATTTACCATCGAAAGTATGTTAACTAATGCAAAATACCCAAAAAACATACATCTTGCTATAGCGAGGCAATACCATGAAGATGACAATTTCGATAACTTGACCAAATATCGAAAAGATAAAAGATTTAAAATATTAGATATCCCATATAACGAATCGGAGGGTGTTTGTTGGGCAAGAAACTTAACTCAACAGCTTTATAATAATGAAGATTACACCCTGCAAATTGATTCACACATGCGTTTTGTAAAAGATTGGGATTTCATGTTAATCAACATGATAAAAGATTTGCAATCTCAAGGTTATAAAAAACCTTTGCTAACTGCATATGTGAGTTCTTTTGACCCAGATAACGATCCAGCAGGAAGGGCAACAGAACCTTGGCAAATGGCTTTTGATAGGTTTATTCCAGAAGGAGCAATATTCACTTTGCCAGAAACAATTCCAAATTGGCAAAACGTAACATCTCCGGTGCCATCAAGATTTTATTCTGCACATTTTTGTTTTACACTTGGCATTTTCTCTAAAGAGGTTCAACACGACCCAAGATATTATTTTCATGGTGAGGAAATTTCCATTGCAGCAAGGGCATATACACATGGATATGATTTATTTCATCCTCATAAAATTGTTGTTTATCATGAATACACGAGGAAAGGAAGAACCAAACAATGGGATGATGATAAAATGTGGGTAGATAGAAATAATGCGTCCCATTTGTTGAATCGAAAATTGTTTGGGATGGATGGGGCATCTTATGACCCAGAAGAATTCGGAGATTATGGCTTCGGAAATCAAAGAACTTTGCGAGATTATGAAAAATATGCTGGTTTATTGTTTTCAAAAAGGGCTGTGCAGCAATATACATTGGATAAAAAATATCCACCAAACCCATATAATTATGAATCAGAAGAGGAATGGGAGGCCGATTTTGCGAGAATCTTCAAACATTGCATTGATATAAATTATAGCTCCGTACCAGAAAATGATTATGAGTTCTGGGTTGTCGCATTTCATGGAGAAAATGATGAAACAATATATAGAAAAGATGCGGATGTACATGAAATTGAAAGGATAATGAAAGACCCAGATGGTTACGGAAAAGTTTGGAGAGAATTTCAAACATCTGTACAACCAAAATATTGGGTTGTGTGGCCTTATAGCACATCAAAAGGATGGTGCGAAAGATTAACAGGAGATTTACCATTATGAGATTATGTTTTTTAAGTGAAGCGAATTATCCTAATTACGCTAAAAGAATTAAAGAGTTTAACATAAAAAAGTTTTTAGAACTTGAGTTAGACATGCCTTTTTATATTTCAACAAATGTTATTGATGAATTTAAAGAGTATGAGGGTCATCCATTAATTAAGGTTTTTGACATTAATGAATTAAGAAAAAATAATTCTAATTCAATTAAAAATGAACCATTACCCGAAGACCCGACTGGACTTTACCCATCAAAATATCCTTGGAATTTAAGAAGATTCATTTTAAGAAAGGCCGCAGAAGATGGATATGATGGATTATTTTTTTTAGAGTGTGATACAAGAATAAAAAATCACTTATCTAGTGAAGATATAAAACGTATTTTACCAACAATGTATGAACCAAATACAGTTAAAACATCTTCTGCAAGATTTGTATATAAAAATAGACATCCGGGACAAGAATTATTTTACTATCATCAAGACTATATCAATGATTTAAAATTAAAATTTGACGATAGTGAGTATGATACTTTAGATGGTACGAATCAATTATTTTTTGGAGAAACTACAGAGTCATTAATAAAGTTTTTTGATAATTGGGATTACATCTGTGATTATGGTTACGAAAAATCCGAAGGTTATAAAACTGGGTATTTATCAAATTTATCTTTTGTGATACCTATGTCAAATTTTAAATTACTACATGTTGATACCCCATTTGAGACTCATCATGTGTTTGAAGATAGATATTAAAATGATAAAATTAAAAAAAATACTAAAAGAAATAACTAACGATGAGAATTTTGTGTTTGTATCAATAGGTGCAAATGATGGGATTTTTGTTGATGAGATATTTTTATCGAGACTTTTAAATCCTAATTGGGATTGTTTGTTTGTTGAACCCGTTAAAGAAAGATTTGATTTATTGATTAAAAATTACAACGAACATTATCCAAATAATTCATTTAAGTATGAAAACTCTGCAATTCATGTAGAAAGAGGGGACGATTTTTTGATTACATCAAAAGACGATGATTCGAGGGGGTTATGTTCATTTTTTAGAATAGAAAGTGAAATTTCCGATAAAATACCCGTAGTTAAAATAACTTTTGATGACTTAATTAAAAAACATAATATTAAAAAAATAAACTTTTTAAAGGTTGATTGTGAAGGGATGGATTATGAAATAGTGATTCAATCTATTGAGAGTGGTTTGATACCTGATTTAATACTATTCGAAGATATAAGCCTACCAATTAACAATGAAAAAATAAGAGGATTGGATGAATTAATTGAATGTATAGAATCTAATAACGATTTAATTTTAATTTCTGATATCGCAGAAGCTCAATACGAGGAGGGTAATAAATTAATTATAAAAAAAGATTTATTAAAATATGTTTAGTATTTCAAATATCATACTTGCTGACAAGGGATTTTATATAAACCTAAACAGTTCAATTGAAAGAAAGGAACAAGTTGAAGATTTGATTACAAAATACAATATAGAAGGTTTACATAGATTTGAAGCCCTTACTGACGAGTTTGTACAATTCTCATGTACTAAAAGTCATTTATCAATTTTTCAAACTGCGTTGAATGAGGATTTAGATTGTATTTTTGTTGCTGAGGATGATTTTATTATTCGTGATGATTTAGAATTTCCATATGGCGAAAACCATTTCACTTTTCATGAAATTATAGAAAAAATTTCAAAAGAATTGAAACACGTTGAATGGGATATTTTACAATTTGGTTGTAACCCAAAATCACATTTAATACCTATAACAGAAAATTTAGCTAAAAATTATTCAAGTACCGGAGCTTGGGCATACCTCATTAAAAAAGATGCATACAAATACATTTTAGAAAATTCAAATTATGTAAGAGACTATATTGCCATAGATGATTATCTACCATTAATGAGTAAATTAGGATTTACTACTTTAACAACAATTCCAATGTCTATGGGACATTCTGTTGGTTTTGTATCTACATTACAACCAAGAGGACCTGTTAATTATGATGCGTGGATTAGCGGTAATTATGATAAATTTCTTTATAGTCATTACAAAAACAAAAACTTTATGGATAGATTACTTGAAAGATATACAACAGTTGTTATAACAGGTCATTATTGTGAAGATTTTTTTTTTATTTAAAATATCTTTTACATAGTTTACCCGATGAATTAAGACGATGTAGATTCATTATTCATTATGATGAAACATCTGATGATAATTTATTACAGAAACAAAGATTAACCGCATTTTTTAGAGACCATCATTCCGATTTGAATGTGACGTTATCATATAGTTTTGGGGGACTTATATCAAGTGTTCAAAACATTTTAGAAAAAGTAACGACTCCATATTATATTTTTTTAGAACATGATTGGGTATTTTTGAAAAAAGATAATATCAATTTTGAAGGTTTAGTTGACTCATTTAATAAACATGATTTTATAAATGCTGTGTGGTTTTCTAAAGATGACAACAGAATGAGAGGATTTGATATTGCCGTGGATTCTGAAGGTGTTACAACCCCATTTGAAAAGGAGGAAAGAGTTAGTGAGATTGATTTAGTAACGACATGTAGATGGTCAAATAATCCGGTTATGTTTAGAACGAGTAAAATGATAGAATGGTTTGATAAAGTTGTAAAAAATGACTTTATTGGTGTTATTCATCAAGCTCAACAGAATATAGAGGAAAATATGATAGCATATTATAGAAAAGTGATAAGCGAAAATAAATGGAACGATATTAAAGATGAGTGGGGTACATTTTTGTATGGTAACATTGACGAGGGTCCATATGTTGGACATACTGACGCATCAAAAAGATATCAAGGGGGTTCTAAATCTGCCCCTGAATATAATGGAGAAGAATATATTAAAAATAACCCAATTTAAAAAAAAGTAATGGAAGTAAATTTTATAATAACATGTTATGATAAAGAAGCATATTGGCCACATTTAAAATCGGTCATTGAATCTTATAAAACAATAAAGCCACATATCGCACTTTGTTATAATGGTTTAGATGATACTTTTGAGTCTGATTTTAGATGTGAATATAAACCAAATGGTGGTAGAGGAAATGATAGACACCCTCATGGTGTTGATTTCGCGGATGCCGATTATGAATTAACAATGGGAGGTTATCATTTTTTAAAATCAAATGGAGTTAATTTATGGGTTAAATTATCAATTGATAGTTGGTTATTAAATGAAAATAAATTAATACAAATATTAGAAAAATTAGAGCATGAGAATTGTGCTTATGGAGGTAATATTTGGTATAAAAGAGTTAATATGTCAACAGACATATTCTTTGCAAATACAAAGAATAATAACATCTTCGAAGATATGAGTAAATATGGTGTTGAATTTTTTGACTATCTTTATTCAATACCTAACCCGGAGGGTTTTGAACATTTAATGTATTTTATCTCAAGACAATATAACCGATTAATAATTACAGATAGAGAACCATTAAAGGCCGACTCAACAAGATGGGAGTGTCCTAAATTAGGTTGGGTGATGTCACATAATTTAGAATGGAACATAAAATTCAAAGAAGATTATGTTAGTGATAATGATAATGTGACTTTTGATAAAATAATAGGTACTGGAGTACCGTATGATTTAAATTCGTCTAAAAGAGAAATATGATTGAAATGTTAAATAAAATACTAAATTTCCCAAATAAAAAAATAGACCCGTCAATTATAAATGACGAACAGATAAAAAATTTGGTTACATTTTTAATCAAATCAATTGAGGAAAATGTTGACGGAGATGTTGTGGAATTTGGTTGTTATGTTGGAGAGTCTTCAAAATATTTGATTAAGACTTTAATTGAAATGGGTTCGGAAAAAATATTATATGTTTACGATTCCTTTGAAGGATTACCCCCATTATCAAAATGGGAAGAAAACACGGGATGGAAAGCCGGTACATTAAAAAGCACTGAAGAAATTTTATCAAGTAATTTCATTCAAAACGATTTACCGATACCTATCATCCATAAAGATTGGTTTAAAGATGTGCCTGAAGAAAAGTTACCAGAAAAAATATCGTTTGCTTTTTTAGATGGTGATTTTTATGATTCTATTTACGACAGTTTAAATAAAATTTTTCATAGAGTTACGGATGGTGGTTATATTTGTTTCCATGATTATCAAAGAAACGATTTACCCGGAGTTAAAGCCGCAATAGAAGATTTTTTTAGAGATAATGATATAGAATTTAATGTTGTAGAGGTATGTAATCAACTTGGTGTTTATAAAAAAAATGGTACTATTACAAAGCAAGAAAATTATATGAATAATATAACATTAGTAACTGGTCTTTGGAATTTAGGAAGAAATGGCTTATCAGAAGGATGGAGCAGAAGTTATGAACATTATCTAAATAAGTTTTCCGAGTTATTAAAAACCAAAAGCAACCTCATAATTTTCGGGGATGAAAAACTAAAAGATTTTGTTTTCGAAAGGCGTTCAAAAGAAAATACCACATTTATTGTTAGAGATTTAGATTGGTTCAAAAACAATGATTATTACGATAAAATACAATCTATACGAAATAAACCAGAGTGGTATAATCAAGTAGGGTGGCTTTCAGAATCCACACAAGCAAGATTGGAATTATATAACCCTTTGGTGATGAGCAAAATGTTTTTGCTCCATGATGCCAAGATATTAGATCCCTTTGATTCTGATTATATGTTCTGGATTGATGCGGGACTAACAAATACAGTTCACCCCGGTTATTTCACACACGATAAAGTGTTAGATAAGTTGCCAGATTACACAAATAAATTTTCTTTTGTTTGTTTTCCTTATAAAACTGAAAGTGAAATACATGGATTTGAGATTAAAAAGTTAAATCAAATAGCTGGAAGTAGTGTTGAAAAAGTTGCAAGGGGTGGGTTTTTTGGAGGTCCAAAAAGCAAAATAGCCGAAGTCAATTCAATATATTATGGGTTGCTTTTATCCACCTTATCCGAAGGATATATGGGAACAGAAGAGTCCATATTTAGTATTATGTGTTACAAACATGCTAATATCATAAATCATTTTGATATTGAAGCAAATGGCCTATTGAGTACATTTTTCGAGAACTTAAAGAACGATGCTTTACCAAAAAATGAAATTAAATTGTTACCTTCTGATATTTCAAAAGTTGGATTATACGTACTAACTTTTAATTCCCCAGAACAATTCAGGCAATTAATAAAGTCAATGCTGGATTATGATAGGGATTTTATTGATAAACCACAAAAATTTTTATTGGATAATTCAACTGATTCATCCACAACACCCATATATGTCGAAATTTGCGAAGAATATGGATTTGAACACATCAAAGTAGATAATGTTGGAATATGTGGTGGAAGGCAATGGATTGCGGAACATTTTGAAACTTCAGATAATGATTATATGTTTTTTTTCGAGGATGATATGTTCTTTTACACAGGAAAAGAAACAGCTTGTAGAAATGGTTTTAACCGATATGCGAATAATTTATACCGAAAATCACTTGAAATAATACAAAAAAACAACTTTGACTTTTTAAAATTAAACTTCAGCGAATTTTACGGCGACAATAGCACACAATGGGCTTGGTATAATGTACCTCAAAATATTAGAGAAATATATTGGCCGGATAATAATAAACTACCTGAACAAGGGCTTTCGCAAAATGCTCCGAAAGCAGAATACAAAAACATACACAATCATGATGGGTTACCTTATGTTACCGGAGAAATTTATTATTGCAATTGGCCGCAGGTGGTTAGCAAGAAGGGAAGTGAAAAAATGTTTTTGGATACAAAATGGGCTTATCCTTATGAACAGACTTGGATGAGCCACATGTTTCAATTAACAAAGGATGGAAAATTAAACCCTGCTTTGTTGTTGCTTACACCAACAGAGCATAATCGATTTGATTTTTATGACGGTTCTTTGAGAAAAGAAAATTAAACATATTTATTTTTAAAATTCATGTTTACCAAAAAAACATTGATTGGGATTTTAAAAGAGCAGATGGAGTTTGATAGTTGGAAACTTCCATCATTGGAACAATTAATGTTGGAATATAAGGTTGAACATACCTTAAAAGGTAATGACTTTTGGGATAGTGAATCTGATTTTTTGGAAGCCGTTGAAAACGGAGAAATTATATCCATAAGCAAAGAAGAGGACCGAAACATATCATATCGTTCAAGAACCCGTTCAAAAGAGGATCTTCTTTCGTTGATTAGGAGTTACCGTTCTTATCCCCAATATAGGAATGAAAAAACAATAGACAAAATCTACGAAGGTTTCATGGAAAATAAACCAATGGATTTGCCCATTGTGATAGAATTTGCGAATGGAAGGAGAAGAATATTTTCGGGTAACACCCGATTGGATATTGCTTTTCAACTTGGAATTACCCCAAAAGTTTTGTTGGTTCAAAGCGAAACAGAATATTGAAATGGAATTTTATATAAAGAAAAACGCCACATTGCCCTTATTGAAAATGTCCGTTGTGAAAGATGGAAGAAGCGATTTTAGGTCTTTTATGGAAGACCTTGAAAATTATGCTATGTATTTCACGATGTATGATGTCAAAAGTGGTATCGCAAAAATAATAAATGCCCCAGCGGATATTGTTTCTACCGAATCTGAAAATGAATATTACATATATTATCAATTCAAAGAACGAGACACCAAAACAACAGGTAGATACAAGGGTGAATTTCTTCTTAAAAATACACAGGGTGATTTAATACTCCCATTGAGGGAGGAATTATATATAAATGTTTTGGATTCAAACCTAAAACAAACAAAATGTTGCTAAAAAAGGTATTCATCAAAATATTCTTTAACTGAATTTTTTAGTTCCACTAAATCAGAGAAATTAAATATAACATCCATTTCATAATCATCCAAAGCTAAATCTGAAACATGGGTTCCGTTATTACCAATGATATTGTTATTTCTTATTACTCTAATAATTTTTCCGCCCAAACCCTCCAATCTCTTTAGTTCATTTAAATATCTAACATCATGAACAATATAATTCTCTCCGATGTTAAAACTTGTAACCAAAGCATTGACCCATATATCTTGGTCAATAATGTTTCTTAGACCATCACCCACACCTTGCAATACTTGTCTTCTGGAAATGTTTAAATATGGAGCTTTGTCAAGTTTCCACTCTTGTGAATAGTCTTTTCCCGAAGGAATTTTTTCGTTAGTTATAATTTCATAAACATCTCTAAGTTTGTCTGCGAAGGCAACTATTTTAAAATCAAATTGTGGATACAATTCTTTTATTATTTTTGCGACTTCGCTCTTACCTGATCCTATTTTACCTGAAATACCTATTATCTTTGACATATTTAATATTTTGAAGCAAATATAGAAAAAATTTTCTTAACCAACTTTCGCAAGAACAATTTTATGCTTATTTTTGCGAAAATTATTATCTAATGAACCTATAATTATCTTATAATGGAAATCACACCAAGTCAAATCGAAGAATTTCTACACGGAACAAATCCAGACAAACATATTGTATCCATAGAGTATGATTATAGAACCAATAAGGTTTTAATACTAAAAGAAATTCCCGGAAGAGGAAAGTGTTATAAAGAAGATAAATTAGTTGCATTTTGTTGGATGTCCGACATGGG